ATGATGCTCATCACCCGGCTTTACCCTTTGCATCACCCGCCGGATAGCCCGCCGGAACCGCCTAAGCACGTGGGGGAAACGGTGTTCGACTCGTCGCTGCACCCGGCGGAGGCGGCGCAGTCGACGCTTTTGCGCCCGCTCGGCAGGCACGCGGCCAAGCCCGCATGGCGAATGCGCCTGAACGCGCTGCGCCGCAGGCTGCGCGGATGAATAAACTGGCCTGCCGTCGGATTTCGCCCGGGTGAAATGACGGCGTTAACCCGGCGGCGCGCGGCCGCTGGCTGAAAAAACGCCATAAAGCACGGCTGCCGCCGTAACGTCATGAAAAGGCATTGACTCAATGATCTCTGACCGTATAATCCCACCCGCAACCCCAGGTTGCCGCATCCCAATGCGCCCTTAGCTCAGTTGGATAGAGCAACGGCCTTCTAAGCCGTAGGTCACAGGTTCGAGCCCTGTAGGGCGTACCAGTAAAATCAAGTGGTTACACGTGTTTTCGTGGGTGTTGTTAGAAGTGAAGGTGTTCTAACGGGTGTCGTTAGCATCTTGTCGAAGTACCCAGTCCTCATAGACCGCTTCAGGCCATCCCAAGAATGATCCGCTTTTACTTCGCTGCGGCGCCGGGAAATCTTTCTTCTTTGCCCACATCCGCCAAAGCGTAGGGTGGCTCTTCCCCGTTAGTTTACACATCTCTTTTAACCCAATATATCTCGTTGCCATAATTCCTCCACGGATTAGGCCAGCTGCTGCAGGCCGTGAAAATTTACAGATCGTTCGGTTGCTGGTGGGGGGATAGTAATCGCTGGTGGATTGCTGAAACGTATTTTGCCTGGTGGGTTGCATCAGCCAGGGCATTATGGCGTTCTCCGTCAAACGGCATATCGCGTTTAGGATCAAAACCAACAGCCCGGCCAAGATCAACAATGGTCCGAACGTCTCTGTCGTTGAACCATTCCCACGGCAGCGGAACGCATTCACGCTGGTAGGACTCACGCAAGATCACGTTATCGAACACGGCCCCATTGCCCCACACTCGAAGGCTACGGGGATTAGCGACATTGGACCGAATGAATTTATTCAGGTCATACAACGCGGATAGTAGGGATGGCGCTCCATCCACGCAGATCGCTGCACGTGCCTCGCTGCTTTGCTTCATCCACCAAATGATGGTATCGGCATCAGGCGTTGCCTTGCCGGCCATTGAGCTTTCCAGGTCGACGGCGGTATAGAACGACTCGCCCAGCTGGCCGGTGCGCGGATCAAAGAGTACGGCCCCGATGGCCACGATAGGTGCGCTGGGCTTCTTACCCATAGTTTCAAGGTCAAGCATCAGGTGTTGCATATTTTCTCCAGGCATAAAAAAGCCCCGTCGAAACAGGGCAAGGTTAATGTTTACGGAACATCACGCAGCAGCCTCGGAAAGCTGCTCTGTGATGGGCAATAAAAAACCGCCCGGAGGCGGCTATTTAATCTGTTTAAATTTCCATCGAAAGCTACTGTAAATATACTCCCCGCCTTCCGCTCTATCCGTTAACTTGGCCGTAATTTCAAATTGGCTGCCAACAGGATAGACTTTTGGATCAGAGAGTTTTTTTGAACACTCTACAGCCAGATGGGGGCCTGCCCACTGCCCCGGCAATGGACGAATGTGGACTTTCCCTCTTTTTCCTGAGGTGCTATTCGCTATATAGCTTTCCACTTTTAACAACCGGTAAGGCTCTTCAGGTTTAGCCATTTAAATACATTCCATTTGTTATAAATGGTATTTATAGCATTATCGGTGGCACTCAGTGAATGCCACCTGTAATGCTACTTCCCACCCTCCGGCGCTGCTGCCATCATTGCCTTGAAAATCCGGGCTGGCGCATCTGGTGCTATGTCTGTGTAATCATAACGGTTGCCATCTGCGTCACTGGAGAAACCCCGATCTACGCATTCCTCGAACTCGTCCTGTCCGGCAACAATCATCTCTTTGGTTAGCTCAACCGGCACCAACTTGTAACCCTGGCTTACAGGTTGAGTCGAGCGAAGCTCAGCAATCTTCCGGCGCAACGCTGTAAACCCCTCGGAGTCCATCTCCAGAGAGCCATCGTCGATATCTATGTACCGTTCAAACAGCTCATCGATAGTCCAGTTTTCGAAAGTCATGATTTACCTCCTTTCAGCATTGCGGCGCGGCAGGCGTCACCCTTGCGTTCGTATTTCACCCCGACCAAGGCCAGTGCAGCCATTACTTCTTCCAACCGCACCACAACCCCTTCATCGCTGTAGAACTCGGTCGGAAGCTTCACCACTGCTGGCGCTGGCGGGGCGGCGTAAAGCGCAGTTCCGTGTGGCAGGTCTTTGCCGCCGTTCTGCCAACAGATGCTGCCGCTTGCTGCTGAGCGTCGGTCAACCAGCGCCACCGGCTGCGCCTCCCGGTTAGCCAGGAGTTCGGTGATTAACTCAAACTCAGTGCCGGAGCGCGGAGTTTTCAGCCGCTCCTTCAGCCATTCAGTCGTTAGTGTCTGCGTCATGCATCCCCCTTAACATGCTGTAGATTCGACGTTGGCCGGGAAAGTTATTTCACCCAGCAGCGCACCTAGCCGATCAGCGGTAGGGATGAAGTCGCCCGTTCCGCTGCTAAAAATATGGTCCTCGATAGCTTGCGAGAATGCGTTATCGTAGATGATGATGTTGCGATCGCCTGCCGTTGCAAACCCCAAGCGTTTTGACGGACAGCGGTTCAACATCTTCTGCACGTCATTTACCCATTTCTTTTCTGCTGCGGTCAGCTCCATCTACTCATCCCCCTTTACGGTGAAGCCAGCGGCGCGAACATCCTCAGCATGCTGGAGACGGCAACGAGGGGGTGTCGTGTCTGACAGCCGAACCGGCGTAGCCAGCAACGCTTTCAGGTGTGCGATTTCCGCCTGAGCGCTGTCATTCATGATGATTAGGTGTTTGGCTGCATCCTGTGCCTTCTGGAACTTTCCGGCATAATCGGTAGCGATAGATTCCAGCTCGGCGATGCGCGTATCGCGAGCGTAAATGACGCTTTCTAGCGATGCCGACTTGCGCTGTTCTGTGCCTACACCTGCCTGGAGCTGGATAACCCATCGTGCCAGCTCGCCTTTCTCATCATTCCGCAAACTTAGATCTTCGAGTAGATATTTATCGATCATCACAGCTCCCCATTGCGAAGGTCATCAGCGAAAGAAAACGCCTCTTGGCTCGCAGTGGCCCAATGCCGCTGCGCTTCATAATCTGGGAAGGTTTCGTCACTGGCCCATGACTTGAATGCTTCCGCCAGTTTCTCTACGCCCCTGATCTCCGCCTCAGATACGCGCTGCTCTGCTGCCTCGGCGCGCTTCTTCCATCCGGCAGACTCTCCAATCCAAAATTGAGCCACCTTATCCAGGGCGGAGACGTACTCTTGCGAGTAAATGAAGTGTGGGCCATCCGGCAACGCATGGCCCGCTGAACTCCATGCAACGGCAAACATATTTCCATCTGGTCGGCCGCGTTGAACGTCAACAGTCGCCACCGGCTTGCTCAGTTCGCTCAGATTATTGTCCATCAGGGGTATCCTTCAGGTAGTCCAACAGATTCAACACAGCCCAGCAGTAAGCCAAAAAGAAAACCCCACCCACGACATACCCAATGGTTCCATTCTCAGTGACATCAATGACTACAACCTGCAGCATCGATACAGCCAAGACCAAGATGCGAAGTAACCAGATAAACTTACTCATTTTTTCTCCTGAGATACTGACCGTTGTGCCGGGATTACTCCGTCAACCGGCAGGCATTCATATTGAGGTGGTAAGCCCTGTTGGTGGATATCAGCAAGGCAATTTGAGCGGTCTGGATATACCCAGCCCTGCGGCACGTAATCGCATGGTTGGTAGGTGTAGCAGACGAGAAGAAATAGGCCGAACATGTGGCATTCTCCAAGCGAGATTAGGTATCGATTACCGAGTTGTAATCATTGTGGGTAAGCAGCTGCCAATTCTGGCCGTCGTCTTTTGAAAGTAACCGCCAGCGCTTATTCACTCGGAAGGTGAGGTATTTCTTACCGTAGGTTTTACGCGGGAATTTTTGACGAGCACTGTACTGATTTAATATTTCCAGCGCCTTAGCGGTTATCCACAAAGGCGCGTTATTTAAATTGACGCTCATTGCTGCTGTGATTCATTGCGATAATCGCTGATTATCTGCATCACTTCGTCTTTAATACCGCTGGAGAGCATCAGCATATCGCTTTCTCCCTGGACGATTGGGACTGCATCAAAGAGCAGCTCCAGCATACGGCGGGCTTTCTTGGCACTGAATTGAGGTTGTGCAATGCTTTTTGTGACTTTCGTTTTACCTGCGTCTTCAGCCTTTTTCATCAGGCGCGCGGCCTCACGGTCAGCGTACACCCCGTGTTCACGGTTAAGCTGGATAGCCAGGGCGTAATTCATTGAACCGGCCCGAACCAGGCTCTTAACATATGGGGTGCATTCCTGCAGCTGAAGGTGCTGGAGAATATCGGACTCGGAACGCTTAACCTTCTTTGCGATCTCCGCGTTAGTCCAACCCTGATTTACCAGTCGTTGGTAGGCCGCGCCGCGCTCGATAGGGGTAAGCGCCAGCCCTTGCGAACTGGTGACCATGAAGGCGATTTTATCAGCCTCAGTGCCTTCGAAATCCTTACATTCAAGACGCTTGACCTCATGGCCAGCAGCGGTAGCCAGCAACGCACCATGGAAGCGGTGGTGGCCGTCGATGACTTTCACGCCTTGTTCTGTTATTTCAACGGCCAGCGGTGGAATAAACTCCCCGGCCATAAACGCATCCCTAAATTCTTCAACGTGCGCTTGGTTTAATTCGCGAACGTTATAGCCTTCTTCGGCGTAAATTTCATCGAGGGGAACTAAAAACGTTTTACGGGTTGAAATATCAGAGCCAATACTTTCACGAGCTGTATAACGCTGACTAAGAGTTGCCATAATTTACCTTTCCATTCTGAGGGGTGAAAATGCTTCACTATGCGCCACACACGGCGGCGCATAAGACTGCACTTTATGGAGAATTAAATGCGACCTTCGAAAACAGGCACGTCCGGCAGTTGGTTTTGCAGGTCGACCAGGATTTCGTTGTACGCATGCTCAATGAATTTTTTCGGTTCAATCAGCTCAAACCAGAGTGCCAGTTTGCCCTCGCGGAGACGGTAGCGAATGCGAGCATCAATCTGATAAGGATTACCGTTATGGAACGGTGAGATTGCCAGCGAGATTTTTTCCGGCAACTTGGTATTGCCGCTGCCGGTTTTTTCGTTGCTGAATGCCATCTGATATGTGCCATCATTTAGGCGAGTTACCGCTTTAAATTCAGATGTTCGAGTTTCTTGAAAAGCCAGCACCATTTCTAACAGTTCGGCACCGGACGTTTTATTCGGATCAGATGTTACGGCAATGCAATTAATATATTGCTCGATAAATTCTGCAAACGTTACTTGATCCATTCGTTCTGAATCGTACTTGTTGAAAGCTTTCCACTCATCAGACAGTGGGCAGTCATACGTCACAATGTGAGTGTTTTTGAATGGGGTTTTGCCGTTCAGGTGATAGTCCAGTACTGCCCGGAAGCGAGTGTTTTCGGTATCGGCAAAAATAACACTACGCTCATCTTTGAAGCGGACGACATAGCCGATTAGCGAAGACGGAGAAATAACAATAACGTGTTGTTTCACCTGCTCTTCATCGACGGTGAAATCTTTCAGCGATTCTACTGAGTAACCGCGAGGGACAACCGCATAAGGAATGTCGGTTTTAATTAAGCTGTTTGCTACAGCAAGCTCAGCAATGTGCTTAACTGTTTCGTTGTTGTTGGTAATATCCATTTCATTTCCTTTACAGGTGGTAATTTAACTGAGGGATGGTGGGTTAACCGTTTTGCGTTAATTTAATGGGCGCAACGGATGGCGAAGTATCAATAACACGTAAATCCATCTGTACTTGTGATGGATCATCACGCATTAAATCGCCGTCGGCTGTTGAGAACATAATGGTGTCAGCCCGGTCAAGCTCAGGAATAGATTTCTTGACGCTCGGGGTGATTTTCATTGTGTTTTCGTCGCGAGTATTAAGCATCTGGCAGTTAAGCGTCAGTGTCACACTGCCTTTCTTACCAGTTTCGCGAACCATTTTAATTACCTCGGCAAGAACTTCGGTCATTTCTTGGTCCAGGGTGCCTTTGTTGATATAAGCCAGCTGCTGGCTAAATGGAGTACATTTACTTTCAGACATTTTATTTCTCCTCGGTCACATACAGAGAAGAACTCAGGCGGGGTGACGCCCTCCACGGTTAAATGGATGCCTAAGTTCTTTTCTCTATGAAAAAGGGCGACCAGCCTATGAACATTATCTCCACTCCTCACGGGTTGAAGTTCGGCATGGTCGCCAAAGACTACACACAGCAAAGCTATTAGAGCGGGTGGCCTTTCTGGCCGAGGATTTTCAGCAGGCGGGTGAAGAAGGTGAGGCGAACGGCCTGCACGGTAGGAGCTGCGCGCATACCGTCGACAACGATTGTGTTAGCATTGTGGTTGATCATGTTGAATCTCCGTTCTACTGGTCATGCCCCGGCGAAGATTGGCGTCTGCAGCCGGGGCTAATTAATTCAGAAGTACCAGCGGGCGTAGCTATTCAGCAGGCTGGTAGCGTTGCAATGGCCGAATTCCTTGATTGCTCTCCGGCGCTGAGTGCGTATTTCCCGGCGCGCTCTACGACGGCAGCGCTTGGTTAAGATGATTTTCATAGGGTGCCTTGCGGTCATGCGCCCCGTAGGGCGCGGTGGGTGTTAACTAATCAATGCTTCTTCCTTCTGCATCAATCATGCGCAAATAACATTCGATATTGGCCTTTGCTGCCACCGTCCCTTTTAGGGAGGCAATCACCTCGTCTTTATCTTTAATGTCTATTTCCTCCGCCCTCATAAGAGCGGAGATTGCTTCGAACCTTAAAACATCGCGGACAATGTCTTTACACATGCTCTTAATTTCTCCAGTGCGTTCAACCCTTCGATATTTGTTGCGTTCATAATTTCAAGACGATCGGAGGGGGTTAGGCAGCCATTCCAAATATCGTTTGCGATTTCAAGCTTTCCCGCCACGTATCCGAAGGAAGCGTTTTCTGTTTTAATTTTTTCCGCTGCGTTGATTATGTCGATCATTGTGCAACCCTCTGCTGTGTAATGGTGGGTGTTAGCGGGTGAAAACCGCCACCTGCTTGTCGGCGTCCAGCGTCACTTCCCAGCCCTGGATAGACTTCGTTTGGAAAAATGTCTTATTCAGAAGCGGGCTGTCATAGCCGATTACGAACATTTCTTTTACTTTCATCGTGTAACCCTCTGCTGTAGTGGTCTTATGCCTGCCGCCCGTACTGGCAGCGGCAGGGTAAATCCACTTTTCATTTTTAGGCTGGTTGCTGCGTTAATGGGTCGCCATGCCAAACTGCCCAGTGCGCTATGCGCCTCCTTTCCCCTGGTGCGTCGCTGTGGGAACGCGGCCTTTACTCCGCCGATGGCAGGTTGGCCGGTACTGCGGTTAGTGCTTCATTGGTTTGTTCTCCTCTGTTGATAAATCGTCACCCAGTCCTGTCCGCTGCATGCCTGCTGTGCCATTTTCTGAACCTACCCCCGTAAGGGCTGGGAATCCGCAGGGTGCTGAGTTGTGCAGATCTCTCTGCTCAGTGCTGGGTGACTAAACCTGATTGTTAAAGAGCGTCCGTAACGTTTGCGGCGGTGGTTTGCTGGTGGCGTTGCGGTGTTGATGGGGTTAATTTATCTCAAAGATAAAAAATGGTAAATAGCAAAATGATAAATAAATTACCGCGAAGAGGGATTTTTGGGTTAACTTTCTGATATTAAATGATAAATAAATTTATCATTGTTTTCTGCAGGCGAAAAAAAACCAGCTAAAAGCTGGAGTTTTTCTGGGGGGGAGATAGAGGGGGGCGCTTTAACCTAACCGTGAGTACTCCATGAGCCACTTGCCCACAATAAAACCTTCAATGCGAAACTGGTCCTCATTACTGCGATCTATTTCCCATTTTTCGTAGGATGCATTATCGCTGATAACAACCAGCTTATCTTTCACCATCTGCAACCTCTTGATATGAGATGCAGCACCATAAGTAAACGCATAAATCCCATCACTCTTGAAAGAGCGGACCGTGACATCGATCACCACCAGTTCACCTGGTGATATGGTCCCTTTCATACTGTCACCAGACGCGGTTGTAATTTTCAAAGACTCCGCTGGTCTGCCTCCAAACATCCTCTTTGCATATTCAGGATCAATCTCAATTGACTGAACTATATCAGGATAATCATTATTCATATGGCCGCCCCCACAACTATGCTCTGAATCCAATAGCTCTATCCTGTATGGATGATCAGTATAATTGTTTCCGACAGTATTTAAGCTGAAATTATTAGTCGGATAGGGTACCTGCTCTGGTTCTTTGTTGTGTGGTGCCTCTATACCATCATGTGGCACATCTAGCCATCCATGACGCAACGACAAACTCTTCTCAATTCTACGCGCAACTATATCGCCGACATTGCGTACCGGTGTTCTGCTTGTTAGTTGACTTAGCTGTGCTGGTGGCAAACCCGCCATCTCAGCAAATTCAGCCTTCGTTTTACCTGCTTGAACATAGCTGTCCATCAGGTCGCGCAAGTTATTGCGGCGTATGTCTTTAGTTTCCATACCTAGATGTTCCCACCTATTAGCAAAATGATAAATATGCACAATGATAAATTTGACTTGCATTAAATTTATCTCAAAGATAAACTCACTTTATCTTTAACCAAGAAGGTAAATTTGATGAGCAACGATTTACTCCGCTGGAGGCAGTCAGCTTCAAAGGACGACTGGAAACGTCTTGCTCAGCTCTCTCGAACCACTACCGGGTATTTGGACCAGATCGCTTATAGCAATCGCCGCGCCTCTCCCGATATGGCTGAGAGAATTGAGATGGCTACCCGTAAATTTTCAGACATCAATCCTGTTTCGAAAGAAGTTTTGGTGTTTGCGGTTCTGAAAGAGAAAGCCGCTTAACACCTGATGCAACGAAGTATGGCCTAAAGGTCAGCACAACGTAACCACAGCCCGAGGAATACAACTGTGTCACAGCAAAAAACGCCGGATTGGCAGGCAGAGAAACAGCCCGATTGGGTGGTCAGTGTCGCCCGCAAAATTATCACTGGTCTGCCCGGCGGCTACGCTGAGGCAGCGCAATGGCTGGGGGTTACTGAAGACGCGTTGTTCAACCGTCTCCGCCCGAACAGCAACCAAATTTTCCCGATCGGCTGGCTCATGGTTCTGCAGCAGGCTGGTGGAAATACCCATTTTGCCGATGCTGTATCCCGCCAGTCGCACAGCGTGAATGTGCCACTCCCGAAAGTGGAAGACATCGACCGCGACGACATCAACAGCAAGCTGATGGAAGCCATCGAATACATCGGCAAGCATTCCGAGCTGGTCCGCAAATTTACCGAAGACGGCGAAATTGATGCTGTCGAGCGCCAAGAGCTGGACGAAAACACGCACCGCCTGATGGCGACGTTCCAGGAACATATCCTGCTGCTGTACAGCGTGTTCTGTCCAGCTGACGTAGTGCCTATCCCCACGAAAGCAAAGTGGTGCGCCCCGTAATGGCGTAGGGCCAGTTGTATTTAAAAACCGGAGGGTAAGCGCATGCAGCCTGCAGCATTTGTTCGAACCGCCATGCCTGCGGTGTTTTGCCGTGAGGATGCGACCTGGATTCAAGACCAGTTAGGGATGTTACCGCATGCGCAGCGCGGAAAGATTGCGCTCGCATACGAGGAGGCTTACCGGGCCGCGTATGACGCCGAGGAGGTTTCTTACCGGCAGGAGAACGCGGGCCGCAAGGCAGCGAATACACGGCTCCGGCTGTACGTGGAACGGTACTCACGGGCAGGCCAGGGCATGACAACAGCGCCACCGCTGGTGGGCCAGAACTGGAGAGCGGCATGAAAATTTTGGCCGGTGTTTTTTTAAACGGGGGAGAGGGGAAGGGTAAGAGGGGGGAAAGGGGGGTGATCGGGATGGGGTGTGGGGGAAGGAACAGGCTTTACCAGAGGGAAGATCTTTAAGGGATCGAGTAGTTAAAAAACGCCAAACGGACATTTAGACGTCTAGACGATTAAACGAGGAATTTAACGATGATGCTTACCATCCAGCCACGCGAAAAACAGATTGTTGCACTGAATATGCTGCGCTCGGCATGGAAGCAACACAGCTCGTTCATGATGTACGCGCCGGTCGGGTTCGGCAAAACGGCTATTGCTGCGCTTATCGCCAGCGGGTACATCAGCCGCAACATGCGCATAATGTTTGTGGCCCCGTATACCGTCCTGCTTGACCAAACAGCTAACCGCTTCATTGAGTACGGCTTACCAGCAGAAGAAATTGGCTATATCTGGCGTGACCACCCGGCCTATGACCCGAACCGCCTTATTCAAATTGCCTCTGCCGATACGCTTATCCGTCGTGATTTCCCGGAAAACATCGATCTGCTGATCATTGATGAAGCCCACCTGAAGCGCAAAAAGATTCTGGAGATTATCGACCACCTGACGGCCAACACCAGCGTGAAAGTTATCGGCCTGTCGGGTACTCCGTTCTCTGCCTGGATCGGGACGTATTACCAGAAGCTGATCAAGCCGACCACGATGAAAGAGCTGATCGCAATTGGCGCACTCAGCAAATACGAATTTTACGCCCCGTCTCACCCTGATCTGAGCGACGTGAAAACGTCTGTTCAAGCTGATTATGGAAGCGACTACAACGAAAAGCAGGCCGCTGAGGTAATGAGTGATCCGAAGCTGGTGGCGGATATCGTTCAGAACTGGCTGGAAAACGGGGAAGACAGGCCAACAATTTGTTTCTGCGTAAACGTGGCTCATGCCAATTTCGTAACGATAGCTTTTAGTCAGGCTGGTGTGACCGTTGAAGTTATGACGGCATCAACACCACATGAGGAACGTCAGTTAATAATCCTCCGTTATGAGCAAGGCATCACGAAGGTCATTGTCAACGTTGGGGTGCTGGTGGCTGGGTTTGATAGTGATGTGCGCTGCCTCATTATTGGCCGGCCGATGAAATCTAAAATCCGCTGGGTTCAGGTTTTGGGTCGTGGTCTGCGTACTGCGCCAGGTAAAGATCACTGCCTCATCTTCGATCATACCGGCACAGTGCATAAGCTCGGCTACCCCGACGATATTGAATATGACTACTTGCCTGCCAGCTCTGACGGCATGGAAGACGCACCGACGCGGGTGGTTAAAACCGAAAAGCCAGAAAGCCTGCCGAAAGAATGCACCCAGTGCCATTACGTGAAACCGGCTGGCGTCTATATCTGCCCGAAATGCGGCTTTAAGCCGATCGGCGGCGAAGATATCGAGACGGACCGAACTCGCGGCCTGAAGAAAGTTAAGAAAGCCAAGGAGGTTGTCACCAAAGAGGTGAAACAAGCCTGGTGGAGTCAAATCCTCTATTACCAGCGCCTGCGCAGCGCCCAGGGCAAACCTGTAAGCGACGGCTGGTGCTCGCACGTCTACCGCAAAAAATTCGACGTATGGCCCAACGGGCTGCACAGAACGCCAATGGCTATCACGCCGGTGGTGAGCAACTTCATCAAATCAACACAGATTGCCTACGCAAAATCTAAGCAGGGGAAAGCCGCATGAATACCAGACAGGCAGCTATTGGCCATTGGCCGAAAATATTCGAATTTTACGGCCTACCCCCAGTAACCGGAAAAAGACATTTCAAAGGGGAATGCCCGTTGTGTGGGCGCAAGGGAAAATTCCGCTGCGACGACAAGAACGGCACCGGCTCGTACATCTGCGCCTGTAGCGCGGGTGACGGCTGGGCGCTACTAACCCAAGCCACCGGGAAAGATTTCAAAACCGTTGCGACAGAGGTAGATAAGCTGGTAGGGCGCACGTATTCGCCTGAAGAGAGCTATCAGGCTGGTGGCCCTTCATCTGGCATAGCCTCGCAACGCCAGCGCGTGAGCTGCAAGTTTGCATCGCTGACCAGCCTGAAAGGCACCGGCGCAGACCGTTACCTGAAGCTTCGCGGCATCACCAGTCTGCCAATGGATAGCGTGCGTTACTGTGACCGGCAGCGCGCCGCAGGGGGCGAATACCAATCCATCTATGCGCTGGCAACAGATGATAAGGGTGAGCTGTGCTACCTGCACCGCACCCTGCTGGACGGCGACAAGAAAGCCACCGTTGCCGGCGCGCCGAAAAAGATGATGAAGCTGCAGGAGGACAGTTACCTGGAACACGCCAGCTCTGTCGCTATTCGCCTATTCCCGGCTTCATCAACACAAGGCATTGCTGAAGGAATAGAGACGGCCCTTTCCTGCCATCAAGTTTATGGCGTGAACACGTGGGCAACACTTAATACCACCTTCATGAAAAAATTCCGCGTATCACGTGGAGTCCAGTCTCTGATCATCTTTGCCGACGCCGATAAGAACGCCTCCGGTCACGCTGCGGCATTCGAGTGCGCCCGCGCCAATCTACTGGCAAAGAATGATCTCCAACAAGTCTCGGTCCGCTGGCCGAAATCCGGCGACTTTAACGATCTGCTGCTCAACGGCTCAGAGGTCTACGAGTGGATATTCCACCGCGAGGAAAACAATGAAAAAGCCAACTAAGCCCAAGCAGTACAAGCCGAAGGTGTGCGCTCAGTGTGGGGTGACATTCACGCCGACGAAGCACCTGCAAAAAGTATGTGGTCCGCTCTGCGCCATTCACTACCAGCGTGACGCACGTAAGCGGCTGGAGGAAAGGGAACGCAAGGACAAACTGAAGATTCGCAAGTTGGCCGTTAAGCCGCTGCGCTATTTCATCAACCAGGCCCAGACCGAATTCAATGGGTATATACGTGAGCGTGACGCCGACCAGCCATGTATCAGCTGTGGCCGCTATCACGAAGGTCAATATCACGCTGGGCATTACCGCACAGTGGGAAGTCATCCAGAGCTGCGTTTTGATGAAGACAACTGCCACAAGCAGTGCTCGGTCTGTAACAACTTCATGTCCGCGAACCTGAGCGAGTACCGTCCTAACCTGATAGCCAAGATAGGCCAAGCACGTTTTGACCGGTTAATGGGGCCACCGCCGAAAGTCGGCAAGCTGGGCCGTAGTGACTATGAGCGCATCCGCGACACGTATAAAGCCAAACGCAAAGCATTGAAGCAGGAGAAAGCAGCATGATGACCCCAAAACAGAAACGAGCAATCAAACACAACGCCTGGACGACTGTTGCCGGTGTTCCTCGTAAGAAGTACTTAGGTAAGTTCCAGCGACTGACCCGCCTACAAACATTGTGGATCAGCTCCATGCTGAACGCCTGGGGCGATATGTACGGCGGTAACACAGATGGGAAGTTGAAGTGCAGCGGCGGCAGCGGAGTTTGGGGGCAAATCATGCCTGAGCAGTGGGACGATGAAAGTGCGGCCCGTATCGTGAAGGTGATGGCTGATCTGCGTGAGTTGGGCTATCGCGGTGAAGAACAGTTGAAGAAGGCAACTACCATCCTCTGGCCTCAACGCTCTCTGGAATCAATGCTGGTGGTCGCTGATGCTGGGGAAGAATGCGACTTCATGGAGAAAGCTGTTCTGGCGTCGATGAAGCATGACAACCCGGTCTACATCATCGGCAAGCTGTTCTACACGGGCCGGAACAATACAGTATCGGTGCTGGGGCGCTATATGCAAAATCATTATGCTCCGTGGCTGACGCGTGACCAGGTGGATGATCGGGTGCGCTGGTGCATCGAAATATTCAATTCTGCGGTGTTCGTCGCCGTTCGTGCGGCTATCTGCATCGAAAATGAAGAAAATTGCAAAAATAGCTTGAAAATAGCCAAGGAAACTGCATAATACAGGTATGCTTTCGCGAAGCTGTACCATCAAGCGATGCAACAAAATGACCCGCCACTGAGCGGGTTTTGCAATTTTAGAGGGTTACTGGTTTTCGATATGTTGTGTCAGAATTTAACAATAACAACTACATACTGTTATGCGGGCGAGTAATGGTAATTTTTCAGTGTCTTCTGTTTTAATTTACAGTATGTCTTGACTATTAAGTGTCTGCTATATTCAGTTGCGATGCCAACGGACGGTAATTTTAGCTCACGTTGAACTTGGCAGTTTGAATAGTTTGAAGAGCAAAGAATATGACAGACAAAAAAGAAGAAAAAGTTAATCAGGCTAATAATGAGTACCCTAACTATTTCCCTGAAAATGTTCCACCCAAAGAAGCAAAGGACGCAGAAGGTGAGTTCTTTCGTATTGTAAAGAGTAACCCACCGCAGCAGGGGTGCTTCTTAAGTATGTATAAAGAGAAACCTAATAGACTGAAAAAATTCAGCGGGTTAAAACTTAAATGTTGCTATGGCGTTTCTGTTTATACTGAAGAAAGTGCAGTTGTAAATGCGTTTGATAAGTTTCCTGAAGGGACCGGGCAGAGATATGTCGCAAAAGGAACGGTATGTGCTGAAAATGGGAAAATGATGAAAACCTTTTCCGACCCGTTCCATCATACTTTGTGGTTGAAATTGAATTCTCAGATACATGAGGTTTTTTCATGTACTCGAGGGCTGAATAAATGAGTAACTTATTCTTGTCCGACACGCGATTTGGCTCTTTGTATTTTAAGAATATATATGAGTTTTTCGAAGAGCCTAGGTTTTTTTCAGTCTCCAATGAAGTTGGGGGGCTTTTTGCTGTCTATTGGATAGGTGATGATGATGACTATGATAAATGGTTTGTAATCCCAATATCCAAAGACAGGCTGGAGCATCTGGAACGCAAGAGAATAGACATTCACGCAGTGCTTTCTTATCAAGAACAGCGTTCTTATTACCAAGTGAATATTCCATATGATGATTCACAAGAGCCGGAGTTTCTAGCTAAAGAGTCTCAAAGCATTGCGACAACGATAAAACTTCCAAAGCCTGGACTCTTCATCAGTGGGGTGACGCCAGTCCTTGATACTGGCAAGCTGGGCGCAGAAGTGCAGTTTTCGACCCATGAGATTCATATCGAAAGGAGTGCCAAAAGCAGCCAAGTGCCTTTAATGCTTAATGGAGTTTCTAAAGTTTTCGAGAAATTCAATGACTTATATAATTCGATATTAGAAGCTGTGGGCGAAAAAGATGCGATGACTCCTATATCTGGAAGGCCGGGGTCATTCGCTCTCTCATTTCAGGCTGAAAAACTTGAGCATTTCGAACCACTTTTGAAAGGTCTTAATGACCTCATTCTGTACAAAAGGGATATCATTCCCTACATCAAAAACAATAATATAGATGTGCAGATGATTGAAGCGCTGTTTCAAAGTGTAATCGAAACAAGTACAACAATGGAGTTGAAAAGTAATAGTACCGGGGAGTTGATATTCTCTCTCAGTAAGCCAAATGCATTAATATACATCAATGGATTGGCTAAGCTTGCAAGTGAGTTCGTCGGCGGTTATCAAGTGCCACAAGCCAATATTATTGAGCAAGTATTTAAAATTGTAGAGCTAAAATATAAAGATGAACATTTGAATTTGGAGTCAACTGGACTGGATGAACGCCATGTTTTCTATTACATTCATGCCGCGAAAATACTTGGTTTCTTGAATGCGAATGGCTCCATTGCCGCTTTAGGACAACAGCTCGCAGAGTCTTCTGGAGAGTCAAAACTTAAAATAGCGGCAAGAAGTTTTGAAGCGAGCCACTGCGGCTGGGCTTGGATTATGTGGAGCAATGCGAAAAACCTCAAAGGGGTTAAAGCTGAAACAGCAGAAGAATTCCTAATGGAAAAATGCTTATCCCTTAGTACCAAGACTATTAAACGGCGGGCATCGACCTTGCGGCAGTGGTGTGATGCTTTTCAACCGGTTTACCAAGAATTTTAAATTTTTTCTCGATCACAAGGCTACCCTATGGTGGCCTTTTTTATGAAAAATTAAAGCGAAGCCTCATCCAAAATTAACCCGGAGCCCCAACTGAGGGGTTGTGTCGGTTCTGGTGGATGGGGCTTCGCCTTAATGTTTGTGAAGTGGGCGGCGGAAAGGGTGAGGTGACACCCCGTCCGCCAGGTGCTCATGTCAATGGTCACAAGCGAACCTTTGCCCGTGCTGCTAACAGCAGGACGAGCCTACCAAACAAGGGCGCTTATGATCTCCAGCACAAGTCTTGTCAACGCTGACACACTCGAATACATCAAAACCCTGCCTGATGACTGCATTGACCTGATAGCGACTGACCCGCCATATTTCCGGGTTAAGTCCTGCGATTGGGATAACCAATGGAAGAGCGAGGCAGACTATTTAGCCTGGCTGGATTCGTTGCTGGTGGAATTCTGGCGGGTGCTCAAGCCTAACGGTAGCCTGTACATGTTCTGCGGTAGTCGGCTGGCATCAGATACTGAGCTGCTTGTTCGTCATCGTTTCGACGTGTTGAGCCATATTGTCTGGGCTAAACCTTCCGGGCCATGGCGGCGACAAAACAAGGAAGGGCTGAGGGCTTTTTTCCCGTCTACCGAGCGGATCATTTTTGCCGGTCATTATGCCGGGCCACTACAGCCCAAAGTTGACGGCTATGCGGTGAAATGCGGCGAACTGAAGCAAAACGTTTTAAAGCCCCTCATCGACTATTTCGAGTCTGCGCGGCAAGCCCTCGGCGTGTCGGCGAAGGAAATCAACGCGGCAACAAAAACGCAGATGTGCAGCCACTGGTTCTCTGAAAGTCAATGGCAGCTGCCAAGCGAAACGCAGTACCGCGCGCTGCAGGGGTTATTTGACCGCCTGGCGAAAGAGAAACATCAGGCTGGTGGATTGAGTCGACCCCATCATGAGCTGGTGAAGGAATACAGAACGCTGAACCGCGAATACCTGGAGTTGTGCCAGGAATACAAATCGCTCCGCCGCACGTTCACAGTAACAACCGCTGTTCCTTATACGGACGTTTGGCATTACCCACCGGTGACGTTCTATCCCGGCAAGCATCCATGTGAAAAGCCCGCCGAAATGATGGAGCACATCATCAGCGCCAGCAGCCGCCCTGGCGATGTGGTGGCCGATTTCTTCATGGGTTCCGGCTCCACGATAAAGGCGGCTATCAAACTGGGCCGTATTGGGCTGGGTGTAGAGCTGGAGCCTGAACGGTTCGAACAAACACAAAGGGAAATACTCCCGAACAACTAAGTTGCCCTGGCGTTTGCCGGGGTTTTTTGTTTCTACCACCCGACGATCGGGCACAGCCCCGGCAGGGGGAGGATATGAGAATGCCAAGCAATCCGCACAACTGGACGGAACTGAGTGAAATGTTTGCGAGCTGGTGGCGCGGAGATGTGCCGATTGGCGGCGTCATTATGGCTGTAGTTATGGCAGTTCTTCGGATGGCGTACTCCGGCAGTAGCTGGAAAGAAACCATATTCGAAGGGCTGATGTGTGGCGCATTGGCCCTGACGACCTACTCCGCTCTGGATTATTTCGACGTGCCGAAAGCCCTAACAGTTGGCATCGGCGGCTTCATTGGCTTCATTGGTGTGAAAAAGCTCAGTGCTTTCCTTTCCGGGTATGTCAGCAATCGCTTTGGCGGCGGTAACGATTCAAAACCACAGGCATAAAAAATGACACAAATCGAATTTCAACGGGCGGCAGGTATCAGCGCCGGATTAGCTGCGCGCTGGTATCCGCACATAATCGCAACGTTTGCAGAGTTCGGCATCAACAAGCCGGTTGAGCAGGCAATGTTTATCGCCCAGGTAGGGCATGAGTCGAACGGCTTCACGGCGAAGGTGGAATCGTTCAACTACAGCGTAGATGGCCTGATGCGCACCTTTGGCCCCTTCTCGAAGGCTAAGCGCCTGAGCCATTACCAATGCACCATGCTGGGCCGCACCATTCAGCAGTCGGCAAAACAAGAGGCTATAGCCAATCTGGTCTACGGTGGCCGAATGGGTAACACCCAGCCTGGTGATGGTTGGAAATACCGGGGCCGCGGTCCGATGCAAACCACTGGCCTGAAGAACTACATGGCCTGCGGTCCTGCGTTGAAGCTTGACCTGGTTGGTCACCCCGAACTGCTCGAGGATGACCTGAACGGCATGCGTTCTGCTGGCTGGTATTGGAAGTCGAACGACTGCGGGCGAAACCCTGATGATGTCGAGTGGGTAACTCATCGCATCAATGGCGGTTTAAATGGCCTGTCCGACCGTCTGGCCCGTTTCGATACCGCCAGAAAGGTGCTGCTATGAGCTGGTTCCCGTTGCCATACGGTAAAGCCGTGCTGGTGGCAGTAGCCCTCGCGTTGTTCGCCTGGCTGGCCGTCAGCAACTGGGGCTACCGCAAAGAGCTGCAGCTGACCCAGCAACAGCTTTCAACATCGCAGTTGGAGAACCGCAAGCAGGCAGGGCTGATCACCACCCTGCAGGCCCAAGACGCTCAGAATCGCACGCTGGTGGCTGCACAACAGCAGCATGAGCAGCAGCTACGACAGCAACACGACATCTTGCAGAGGAAATACCGTGAAGCGATTAAAAACGATCCCTGCGCTGCTCAGCCTATGCCTGGTGCTGTTATTGAGCTCCTGCAGCAAAACACCGCCACCGGCGCCAGAACAGGTGATAAGCCTACCCCCTGAGTCCGTGTTCTTGCCATGCGAGCAGCCAGAGCTGCAAGTCAATACTTGGGGCGACGCGTTGAGTTATACGCTGGCACTTCAGACCGCACTGGAAATTTGCTCTGGTCGAATTGCCACGTTGAACTTTTGGCGCGCCGGATTACCCAATAATCCAACTTCACGTGAGTAGGGCCTCATAGAGGAAAAGTCAACCGTGGTAGAAGAAACGGTGTGACAGCCAGAGAGACGGTAACTAAAATCACCTTGTCAAAATCGTGAGGTGAAAATGGAAGCTAATTTAATTTCTTATGAGTCGATGCTTGCCGCCAGGGAGTCTGCTCGGTGGGCATATTGGTCCATGATTGGTACATGGCTCGCTGGTATTGCAACATTTGCTGCAGTAGTGACATCCCTGTACATAGCTAAAATGAGACCGAAGCCGAGAATTAAATGCGATATAACTCTTTCAGCAATGAGGACGTCAGGTTGGAAGAAAGGTATAGGTATTCACATAGCTAATATTGGAATTATGCCTATAAATATAAGTTCAATTGTTTGGCATTTTGATGGCGATACTACCTTTATGCACGATTTTGAGCCGGAAGGGAGCAACTTGCCCAAGAAGCTAGAACATGGCGAATCAGCACTTTTCTTTATACAAAATGATGAAAAAATAAACTGGGGCAAGGATGTTAAGAAATTTATCCTAGAAAATAATGGGAAGATAGATAGGATTCGCATTTCTGTAAATTTAGGAACTACTGATAACTTCTTCATAAAACCTCATAAATCTATCATTCAAATGATCAAAGACTCTTAGCCTCCCAAGGCGGTTTTATTGCCCATCACATAGCATCTATCATACTTCCGTGAGCGGGAGGCTCATTACCGAGAGGTGAGAAAAAGGCTACCTACCGGTTCCGCCCAAATGGCAGAGGCCAACGGCAAGAAGTAACAGAACATCGATAATGGCCCGCTTCGGCGGGTTTTTTTATGCCCGTCATAACTGGAGGCGTTTAATGATTGAAACGAAGGAAATTACCCAAGCCCAGAGTATCCGCCTTAATCTCTTGAGTCTGGTAGGTTACGACACCGCAGCAGCGGCGAAAGCCATTGAGTTTGTGGCAGATGATCCGGTCAAAGCCGAGCTATTTCAGATGCAATACAACCGCTTCAATCTGGAATACGCAGATGTTATTTCGCGTACAGCAAAGGCAGTTCAAGAAAGCAAAGAGGCCCTGATGCTTTTCGAAACATCAGCAGGGTAAGCATTGCAGCAGCCATTCCTCCGAGTGGCTGATTCAATATCAATGTAATTGATAATCATTATCAAAAGGTACTCCCGAGTGGGGACCCCAGCCACGGGGCGGCGACCTCGCGGAAAACGGCTAGTTTTTGAATTTTCATGCTGTCAGCAGCAGGTGAAATAACTAATTGATATATAGCAATAAAAACATATTTCAGGTGACAAAATCAAAATAACACTGTCATCTGACCAGCTTGCAACCCTTTGAGTTAACGAAATAAATCGTGACTTCACCTGACAACGTGAGGTGTCAATGTCCAATATCAGCAATCTGGGGGACGCCTACAACTGGAGCGTAGCGAAGATTGCTGAGGCTTTTGGGCTGAACCGCGGCACGGTGAGAAAGCGGCTGCTTGAGGCTAATACGCCGATCGCCGGCACGGTGAAAGGCAACCCCGTTTATGCCCTGAAAAACGTGGGGCCAGTGTTGTTTGGCGCGGCCGAGCCCGCCGATCTTGAAGATATTCAGAACCCGAACAAAATGGGGCCGAAAGACCGCAAGGACTGGTATCAGTCGGAGAATGAGCGGATCAAGCTTGAGGAGTCGCTTAAACAACTGCTCCCTGCATCGGAAGCGCACCGGGAAATGGCACTACTGGTTAAGGCTATTTCACAGGTGCTGGATACCTGGCCGGATAAGCTGGAGCGTGACCGAGGCTGGCGCCCGGATCAGATAGCTGAAGCCCAGGCCGCCATAGATGAAATGCGGGAAATGTTGGCTGCGGAAGTCGTGACAGTGGAGGTGGGAGACGATGATAGCTAACTGTTACGCATCGGCCAGCGCCCTGCGTCGTGAAGTGGCCACATTACTAAAACCGCCGCGGCGCATGCCGGTGGCGCAGGCTGTTGCCAAATATATGCGGGTGCCAATGGGCGCCGGGAGTTCACTGCCATGGGATGCGACGCTCACCCCGTATATTATTGAGCCGATGAACTGCCTGGCATCGCGCGAGTATGATGCGGTGGTCTTTGTCGGCCCGGCGCGAACAGGGAAAACGGTAGGTCTTATTGACGGCTGGATCGTCTATACCATCGTCTGCGATCCGGCTGATTTTCTGCTGATTCAGATGACCGAAGAGAAGGCCCGCGAGCACTCGAAAAAGCGCCTCGACAGGACGTTTCGTGTTAGCAAGGAAGTCGCACAGCGACTTAGCCCCCGAACCAACGACAACAACGTCCACGATAAAACCTTCCGTGCAGGCAACTATCTGAAGATCGGGTGGCCATCGGTCAACATCATGTCATCTTCAGATTATCGATTTGTAGCCCTGACGGACTATGACCGTTGGCCGGATGATATTGATGGTGAGGGGGATGGCTTCTCACTGGCATCGAAGCGAACCACCACGTTTATGTCATCAGGCATGACTCTGGTGGAAAGCTCCCCTGGCCGAGAGATCACCGATGGGAAGTGGCGACAGAGCTCATTACATGAGGCACCGCCGACAACGGGTATCTTGTCGCTGTATAACCGTGGCGATCGCCGACGTTGGTATTGGCCATGCCCACACTGTGGCGAGTTTTTCCAGCCAGTTAAATCGAACATGACGGGGTTCCGTGAGCATGCTGATCCGGTCATGGCCAGCGAGGCGGCCTATTTGGAATGCCCTCACTGCGCCGGGCGGATCACCGCAAACCAAAAGCGTGAACTGAACGGCCTCGGCGTGTGGCTGAAAGATGGGGAGAAAATCAGGGCAAACCGTGAACGTTATGGTGAGCCACGGCGATCACGCATTGCTTCGTTCTGGATGGAAGGGCCGGCGGCGGCGTACCAAACCTGGGCACAGCTGGTTTACAAGCTGCTGACGGCTGAGCAGGACTTTGAAGCCAATGGCAGCGAGGAAACGCTGAAAGCTATCATCAACACCGACTGGGGCTTGCCTTATCTGCCGCAGTCGGCAACCGAACAGCGAAAATCGGATGCACTGATGGCGCGGGCGGAGGCTGTCACGAAGCGCGCGGTTCCCGAAGGGGTTCGCTTCCTGGTGGCTACGGTGGATGTTCAGGGCGGGAAAAATCGTCGGTTTGTCGTGCAGGTCATGGGATACGGTGCCCATGGCGAGCGCTGGCTGGTGGATCGCTACAACATCAGGCAGTCGATGCGGTTCGATAAGAACGGAGAAAGCCTGCCGGTTGATCCGGCCGCTTATCTTGAAGACTGGGATTTATTGCGCACGGATGTGCTGGATAAATGCTGGCCACTGGATAAAGACCCCAACGTAAAAATGCCTGTACTGGCCATGGCCGTTGACTCCGGCGGTGAGGACGGTGTAACGGGCAATGCGTACGAATTCTGGCGCAAGTGCCGCCGGGATGGGGTGCAGAAGCGCGTTTATCTCTTCAAGGGTGACAGCCAAACCCGCAGCAAGTTGATCAGTAAAACATTCCCCGATAATACAGAACGTTCAAACCGGCGCGCGCAAGCGCGCGGGGATGTGCCGCTTTACCTTCTGCAAACCAACGCGTTGAAAGATCGGATTAATAACGCGCTGCTTCGTGGTACGCCGGGGGCTAACTATGTGCATTTCCCCGACTGGATCGGCGAATGGTTTTATGACGAACTGACGTATGAAGAGCGCGGTCCAGATGGGAAGTGGAAAAAGCCGGGCCGCGGCGCCAACGAAGCATTCGACTTGATGGTCTATGCCCAGGCGCTGGTGATCTTGCGAGGTTACGAGAAGATTAAATGGGAGAAGCCGCCACCATGGGCAGAACCATTTGAATATTCAGCCTCCCCGTTACCTGCAACAAAACCAGTATCCCGCCAAAAAACAGTACATGAAACCGAACAAAAAGACTCCGTCGGCGCTGAAGGAAAAACTTCGGCGTGGGCGCCCATTAATTCTTCAGGAGGGTGGCTATGAATCAGGCCGATATCGAAAACATGATCCAGAGCTACGTGGCTGCGGAAAAGGCGGTTCTGGAGGGGAAGTCGATCACGTTTAACGGCCAATCGATGACGATGGAAAGCCTATCAGAAATCCGCAAAGGGCGGGCGCACTGGGAGCGAAGGCTAAGTGATCTGATCGCATCGCGTCGTGGGCGGCCGATGTACAAAGTGGCGAGGTTACCATGAGTTTTATCGACGATGTGATCGGCATTCTCTCACCGGCATGGAAAGCCGGTCGGCTGCAAGCCCGCTATAAGATTGCTGCCTATGAGGCGGTAATGCCGACGCGAACCCATAAGGCGCGCAAGGAAAACCGCAACGCCAATCAGTTGACGCAGTTTGGTGGGCGCTCCTTGCGTGAACAGGCCCGATGGCTGGATAACAACCACGATCTGGTGATCGGCTTGCTGGACAAGATGGAGGAAAGGATTGTCGGTGCGCGCGGCATCATCGTTGAGCCCCAGCCACTCCTGCTAACGGGGGCGGTAGCGGATGATCTGGCCAAGGAAATTCGAGCCGCATGGGCGGAGTGGTCCGTGGCGCCCGAAGTCACCGGGCAATATACCCGCCCGGTAATGGAGCGGTTGTTGGCACGCACCTGGCTGCGGGACGGCGAAGTGTTTTGTCAGATGGTTCAGGGAAAAGTCGCGGGCTTGACCCCGCAGGCCGGCGTGCCATTTTGGCTTGAAGCTCTGGAGCCTGATTTTGTGCCTTTGGACAGTAATGACAGTGGGAAAGGGCTCTGTCAGGGGATTTTCCTGAATGCCTGGGGCCGACCAACCAAGTACCAGGTCCATAAATCTCTGACCACCTCAGGGATAGCATTAGGCGATACCAAGGAGATCAGCGCCGAAAACATGCTGCACCTGAAATTTGTGCGTCGCCTGCATCAGATCAGGGGTAACAGTTTACTGTCCGGGATCCTTGTTCGCCTCAGTGCGCTGAAGGATTACGAAGATGCTGAACTGACCGCGGCACGTATTGCCGCCGCGCTTGGCATGTACGTGAAAAAAGGCGATGGCCAGTCGTACGATGGGGATAACACACCTGATGATGAGCGAGAAATGGATATCGTCCCTGGCATGCTCTTTGATGGGCTTCAGCCGGGTGAAGAAATCGGCATGATCAAGTCGGATCGCCCTAATCCCAACCTTGAAAACTTCCGTAATGGGCAACTGCGGGCCGTATCTGCCGGCAGCCGCGGCAGCTACTCCAGCATCGCGCGGGATTATAACGGTACTTACTCCTCCCAACGGCAAGAGCTGGTGGAGTCATTCGAAGGTTACAACATCCTGCAGGACTCGTTTGTGGCCGCGATATCTCGGCCGAATTACCGAAACTGGCTGCAGATGGCGATCACCTCCGGCGCGATAAAAACGCCGGCTGATCTCGACATGAAATCACTGTTTAACGCCGTGTACAGCGGCCCGGTGATGCCATGGATTGACCCGCTGAAAGAGGCCAATGGCTGGAAAGTGCAGGTGCGCGGTGGTGCAGCAACAGAAAGCGACTGGATCCGTTCTCGCGGTGCAAATCCGTCTGAAGTTAAGCGCCGGCGCAAGGCAGAAATAGACGAAAACGACAAGCTGGGGCTGGTGTTTGATACCGATCCCGCCAACGACAAAGGAGGCACCAGTGCCGAAGCAACGAAACAGGGCGAGTCATCGTCCGAAAGCGAACGCCGGAAGAAATAACTCCTGGTTTCGCATGCAGGCCAAGGCCAACAGCTCCGCCGATATCTACATCTATGACGAGATCGGCTACTGGGGGATCACGGCCAAGCAGTTTGTTAAAGATTTGCAGGCACTGGGCGACATTACCCAAATTAACCTGCATATCAACTCCCCGGGTGGCGATGTTTTTGACGGCATCGCCATTTTTAATGCCCTGAAAAATCATGGCGCCGCGATCACTGTACATATTGACGGCCTGGCGGCTTCCATGGCGTCGGTGATCGCGATGGTAGGCAATCCGGTCATCATGCCGGAAAACACAATGATGATGATCCATAAGCCCTGGGGCTTCGCCGGCGGCGATGCCAACGACATGCGGGATTACGCCGACTTGCTGGATAAAGTCGAGAACGTGCTGATCCCGGCCTATGTCGCCAAAACAGGAAAGTCGGCGGATGAAGTCGCCGCCATGCTTGACGATGAAACCTGGATGGATGGCAAAGAATGCCTCGCTTTAGGTTTCGCTGATCAGGTCACTCCCTCTCTGCAGGCCATGGCCTGTATTCATTCCAAACGCATTGAGGATTTTGAAAAAATGCCAAATTCTATCCGTAACCTGATCACCCCGCCGCGTAACAGCACGAATCCGGCTCCGCAGCCTGCGTCACAACCAGCACCGTCCGCACCTGAAAATAGCGTGGATGCTGCCGCAATCCGTGCGCAGGTGGTGGCAGAACAAAAGGCCCGTGTGACCGATATCAATAACCTGTTTGCCATGTTTGGCGGCAAGCATCAGGAGCTGCAGGCGAGCTGCATCGCTGATATTGATTGCACCGTCTCCGCGGCAAAAGACAAATTGCTGGAAATGCTGGGTAAAGGGACTACCCCGTCAGACAAAACCACGATCGGCGCACAAGCGCATATCAGTAACGGGAACATTGTTGGTGATGGTGTCCGCCAGATGTTGATGGCCCGCGCCGGCTATGAAGATCGTGACAACAGCAATGCCTATAACGGTATGACGTTGCGCGAGTTGGCGCGTATGTCGCTGACCGAGCGCGGGATCAGCGTTTCGACGTTAAACCCGGTTCAAATGGTCGGTTTGGCGCTGACACACAGCACCTCCGATTTTGGCAACATTCTGCTGGATGTGGCGAATAAGTCGATTCTGCAGGGGTGGGAAGAAGCTGCCGAAACGTTTGAACAGTGGACCAAAAAAGGCCAACTTTCAGACTTTAAAACCGCGACCCGCGTCGGTCTGGGTGGGTTCCCGTCGCTGCGGCAGGTACGTGAGGGGGCCGAGTACAAGTACGTTACCACCGGCGATCGCGGTGAAAAAATTGCACTGGCCACCTATGGGGAAATTTTCTCTATCACCCGCCAGGCTATTATCAACGACGATCTCAACCAATTGACGGATGTGCCGATGAAGATGGGCCGCGCGGCAAAAGCGACGATCGGCGATCTGGTTTACGCCGTATTGGTGGATAACAAAGTCATGTCGGACGGTAAAAAGCTGTTTAGCGCTGACCACAAAAACATGACCACCGGCGCCATTGATGTCGGTAACCTGGATAAAGCCCGTCAGCTGATGCGTACGCAGAAAGAATCGACCACCGGCCGCTCGTTGAACATTCGCCCGGCCTTCCTGCTGGTACCAACCGCTCTGGAAACGATTGCCAGTCAGACAATCAAGTCGGCCAGCGTGAAAGGGGCTGATATCAATGCCGGCATTATCAACCCAATTCAAAACTTTGCTTCGGTGATTGGTGAAGCGCGTCTTGACGACGCTGATCCAGCCGCTTGGTATCTGGCATCAGCCAAGGGCAGCGACACTATCGAGGTCGCATATCTCAACGGCGTTGACGTGCCATATATCGATCAGCAAGAGGGTTTCAATACTGACGGTATCGCGACCAAGGTTCGCATTGATGCGGGTGTTGCCCCGATTGATCATCGCGGCCTGACGTACTCGTCCGGCAAATAAGCCAGCAGCGCAAACATTACGGCCCTGACGGGCTTTTTTTATACCTGAAATTCGGCCCCTCCGGGGGCCGTATGGAGAGTTTCAAATGGCTAAGAACTTCGTGCAAAACGGCAACACCATCGCTATCACGGCTACGGCGGATATCACCAGTGGCGACCCAGTCATTGTGGGGGACCTGGTCGCTGTGGCGATCACGGATATCGCCAGCGGCCGCATCGGTGATGGGTTTGTCTCAGGGGTATTTCAACTGCCTAAATTGGCGGCTGATGTAATCCCGGTCGGCAAAAAGGTGTTTATCAAGGATGGCGTGGTGCAGTTGGTCGCGACTGACGCTGTGGCCGCCGGCTATGCCTGGGAAGCCGCGGCGAAAGACGTCACTGTGATTGCGGTAAAAATCAATGGCTAACCCGTTTGGCAGGATGGCCGCGCGGATGGACAGCGTCACGCAATCCCGGCTCGGTAAGCCTGTCACGCTGGGTGGCGCTGACCACATTGCGGTTGAAGCACATTTTATTCCCGAACTGCAGGCGATGAGCGGGGACGGTATCTCGTTGGTGGTCTTCACTTCGGGATATCGACCTGTCAGGAACGATGCAGTGATTTTCGATGGGAAAAACTACATTGTGACGCGCTATCAGGTCTTCAACGGTAAGCCACACATCTGGATTGAATAAGGGGATCAGCATGAAAGGCATTGAACAGGCCATTCGTAATTTGAATACCCTGAGCAAGTCCATGGTGCCGCGGGCGACGGCGCAGTCGCTGAACCGCGTAGCGGGGCGGGCGATCAGCCGCAGCACCAAGGTGGTGGCCGACGATGTTCGGGTGCAGCAGAAATTGATCAGGCAGCGTGCCCGGTTGCGCCGGGCCAGTGCCGAACAAAACCCGCCGCGGGCGACGCTCTCGATCAACCGCGGTAATTTGCCTGCGATCAAGCTGGGGGCGGCACGGATGCAATTATCCCGCCGCGTTGGATTTGTGGGTAAGCAGGGCAGCGTGCTGAAGATCGGCCGTTATACCTTCCGCAATGCATTTATTCAGCAGTTGGCCAACGGACGTTGGCATGTAATGAGGCGTGTCGGCCGGTCACGTTATCCGATCGAGGTCGTCAAAATCCCGTTGGTGACACCACTGACCAAAGCCTACCAGGAGGAAACGCGGCGTTTGCTGGAAACCGATATGGGCAAGGAAATGGGCTATGCCCTGAAAAACCAGCTGCGGCTTTATCTTGTGAGGAAAATTGGATGATTAAGCATGCTGAGATCCGCAACGCGATATTGGACCGTTGCCGGGCAACAATCACGGGTGATGTAACCTATTTCGACGGCCGTCCGGCGTTCGTCGATGAGAACGATTTACCGGCTGTGGCGGTATTTCTTGATGATGCACGTTATACGGGCGCATCGCTGGATGAGGACAGTTGGCGCGCCATATTGCATGTTGTGGTGTACCTCAAAGCCAGCCAGCCTGATGCAGCGCTGGATCAGTGGGTAGAAGAGAAAATCTATCCTGTCCTGAATGATATTCCTGATATGGCTAGCCTGGCAGAAACCATGGTTCCCGTGGGTTACAACTACCAACGGGATGATGACATGGCCACCTGGGGCGCCGCCGATCTTTCCTACCAACTGACCTATACCATGTAAGGAGCCTGATAATGGCAACTCCAAACCCGTTGGCGCCGGTAAAAGGCGCCGGGACAACTTTTTGGCTTTATACGGGCAATGGCGACCCGTACAGCAACCCGCTCAGTGACGATAACTGGGGGCGTCTGGCGAAGGTCAAGGAACTGCAGCCGGGTGAAATCACTGCTGACTCCTATGACGACAGCTATCTCGATGATGAAGACGCTGACTGGAATGCTACCGCACAGGGGGCGAAGTCCGCCGGTGAGGCCAACCTGACGTTAGCGTGGAAGCCCGGCGAAACCGGCCAGCAAGGTCTGGTAGCGTGGTTCCATTCCGGGGAGGTACGTGGTTACAAGATCAAGTATCCGAATGGCGCCGTTGATGTGTTCAAGGGCTGGGTAAGCAGCCTGGGTAAAACCGTGACCGCCAAAGAGGTGATCACCCGTTCTATCAAGGTGACCAATACCGGGCGGCCGTACATTGCCGAAGACGGCGATTCGCCAGTCGTGCCTGTCACTGGTGTGACCGTCGCGCCGACCACCGCAAACGTTGCAGTCGGGGCGACGGTGGACTTGACCTTTAACGTTCTGCCGGCGAATGCGACTGATGCCGGTTTGCGTGTGAGTACCTCAGCGCCGGCGACGGCCACGGTAACTCAAAATGGCAATGTGGCCAAAGTGAAAGGGGTAAAAGCCGGCACAGTGGACATCATCGGGATGACAAACGATGGCCTGCTGGTGGCCATTGCCAAGATCACCGTAGCCTAATTTTAATGCAGCGCCCCGCGAGGGGCGTTTTTTATTGGTGGATTTATGCTGAAAAAAGACACGTTTGACTATGCTGGTCAGAAAGTGGAAGTGAGTGAACTCTCTGGATTGCAACGCATTGATTATCTTTCATTTATTAAAAAATCAGCCGATCAGTATGACGCGCTGCCTGAAGAAACCAGTGATTCTGACCGAAACATTGCTTTTACCACGATGCGCCTGCGTATTAATGCCTGGCTAGTGGCTGCGTCACTTTGGCATAGTGATAAAAAACAAGATGTTGAAACACATCAGCAGCGCATTTTAGAGGAATGGTCTGGCGCGGCGATTGCCGGCTGCAGCCAGAAGGTCCTGGTGCTGAGCGATATGATGCCGGCCGAGGTTGAGCCTTCGGATACCGATGAACATGCCCTCCCTGAGCCGAAGGAAGATCTCACCCCGGAAAAGCCCTAGCCTCCGAAATCCACTTTGCCATGTGCCTGGCGCGCGAGTTTAAGCGCCCGGACTGGCGGCGGATGCTTTCAGAGATCAGTTCGACGGAGCTGGGCGAGTGGGCAGGATATTACCGGGAAAACCGCTTTTCTGACGCCTTGCTTGATGCTGAGTTTTCATCACTCAAAGCAACCATGGTGGCTCTGTTTACTTCCGGTGATGAAGAGATTTATCCCGGTAATTTCAGCATATTAACCCCGCCCGAGCCGGAAACAGAGCAAACAGACGATGAACTTATGTTGATCGGGGAGGGGATTTTCGGAGGGGTACGTTATGGCGGAGCAGATTGCTGATCTCGTCGTCAATCTGGATGCAAACACCGTCTCGTTTCAGGAGCAGATGGGCCGTGTTGAGCGCCAGTTGCTTGAATCGAGCCGTAAAGCGGATGTATCTACCGATCGTATGCGGCGCCTGGCAGAACGTCAGGCGGCAACGATTAGCGGGATAGCGGAAAACAGCGCCGGCGCTACCACGAAGATGCAGGCCAGCCAGGCTATCGCCGTGGATGGCATGAAGGGGAAATGGTCTGAAGCATCTAGGGCCGTCGATGAAACCCATCAACGCATTGCAGAGCTCAGTGCTCGACTTCGTGAAGAGCAACAGCAATCGCAGGTTACCGGGGATGCGCAGGACCGCCTGACAGCTTCATTTTTCCGCCAGATCGATGCGGTAAAAGGTGCGGAAAACAGCCTGCAGGAACTTCGGGTCATTCAGGAGCAGATCCGGATAGCCAGGGCTTCCGGAAACATTACGCAGGGAGATTACCTCTCGCTGGTGACGGAAACGGCGACGAAAGAGCGCGCATTGGCGCAGGCAGAACGCGCAGCCGCTCAGGCCAAAGACGATTACCTGCAAAAGTTACGCGAACAGGTTGCACTGCAGGGCAAGACAGCTGCTCAGATTCAGGAATATAAAGCCGCGCAGCTGGGTGTTTCTCAGCAGGCAGCGCCGCTGATCGCCAAAATCCGTGAGCAGGAGGATGCGTGGAAGCGTGGTGCGATTTCGGCAGGCCAATATCGCATGGCTATGCGCCAGCTGCCAATGCAGATCACCGATATTACAACCTCCCTGGCATCTGGTGCGCCCATATGGTTGATTGCCATTCAGCAGGGTGGCCAGATCAAAGATAGTTTTGGCGGCGCCGGGAATGCGTTAAAAGCGATTCTCAGCCTGTTAACACCTGCGCGGTTACTGCTGGGCGGTACTGCTGCGGTAATGGGCCTGCTGGCTTATGACGCCTATGACAGCAGTAAAAGGATCGCCGACCTTAATCGTGAGTTGGCGCGAACCAATGGCGTGTCCGGGTTAACCAAACAGGGCCTGCAAGATTTGGTTTATCAAGGAACTGCAGCCGGGCAATCATTTACTGCAGTGACTGACTCCCTCAAGGCGCTGATAGCTGCCGGCGCCACGTCAGGAACTAATTTTTCACAGGTAAGCCAGGCGATTGCCGCCTATTCGAAAGAGAGTGGCGAAGGGCTCGACGTCCTGGCCGGCAAATTTACTGCGATTGCCAAAGATCCCAGCCAGGGTATTTTGGCGCTGAATGAAAGCCTGCATTTCCTGACGGCTGAGCAGTACGCCAACATTCGGTCTCTGGAAGAGCAAGGCCGGCAGATGGATGCCGTAAAACTGGCCTCTGATCTTGCGGCCGAAGCGATGCGCGGCGCTGCTGTGAAGATGAAAACCGAGCTCTCTTCGGTTGAGTCCTATATGAGAACGCTGAAGGATATGGCCGGCGGCATGTGGGATGCCATTACCGGTGTTTTCCGTGATAAGACGGCCGGCGACGCTGTCGCCGAACTGCAATCCCGGGCAGCAAGCATCCAGGCGCAGATCGCCAACTCCGAACGGACCGGGTACAACCAGAAAAACGGCAAACTGCAAGCCTGGCGTGATGAGCTGGATACGCTCAATTTCCAGCTTGATGCCCTAAGTCTGCGCCGCGGTGCAGAAAAGGGTATTGAGGCAATTGGCCAGCAGCAAAAGGCAAACGAGCAGGAGCGTTTGCGCCTGGCTCAGCAGCAAGATGCCCTGGCTACCACGCTACAGACCAAGGAAGAGAAGCGCGCGAAATTAATCCGGCAGACGAATGAAGCCTTCAGCAACGGCATCATCAAGACTGCTGCAGAGCGCGATAAGCAGATTCAGCGGATTAACGAGCAGTTTAAGGATCCGAAAACCCCAAAGGGACCTCAATACCGTACCCCTGCGGGGGAACGGGCGACGGACAGTTCTCAGTCTGAGCTGCTGGCGTTGCAGTCACAGCTGGAGGTGTTGCGTCAGCATACGGGCTTGAATGACACGATCAGCCAGCAGCGCAAGGATCTATGGAAAGCACAGGCGCAGTTCGCTGTGTTGGAGGAGGCCGCCGGTAAGCGTCAGCTCTCCGCGCAGGAAAAATCCTTGTTATCAAGCAAAGATAAAGTGCTGGCGCTGGCGGAGCAGAAGGCCGCGCTCGGCGATCAAATCGCCCAACAGGAGCGGCTCAACAAACTGCAGGATGCTTCGACCAAATATGTCACCCAAATGGCAGAGAAGCAGCAGGCGCTGCAGCGCAGTGCCGGCTTGGGTGATCGTGCCGCCCAGCGTGAAAGCACCTTTGCTCAACTGAGCCAGGGGTGGTTAAACCAGGGAGGTAGCCTGAATGATGCCGGTTATAAGCGCCAGCTGCAGGCCGCACAGGATTATTACGCCGCGGAGGACAAGCTGCGAGGGGACTGGATGGCCGGCGCATCTTCTGCCTGGAGCAATTATCAGGATCAGGCGGCTGACGCTGCCGGTATGACCAAATCGCTCTTCACAGGGGCATTTTCTGGGATGGAGGATGCGTTGGTTTCGTTCTCCACTACGGGGAAAAGCACATTCCGCAGTTTTACCACCTCAATCATTGCTGATTTGTCACGTATTGCATACCGGATGGCTATTTCCAGCGGACTGCAAAGTCTCTTCGGCGCTTTTTCCGGCGGTGCTGGTAACAATCCCGGTGCTGTCCCTATGTTCGCTAACGCCAAAGGGGGCGTTTACTCGTCTCCTTCGCTGAGTGCATACAGTGGGCAGGTTGTGAATCAGCCGACGTTCTTCGCGTTTGCCAAAGGTGCTGGTGTGATGGGGGAGGCGGGCGCCGAGGGGATATTGCCCCTGAAGCGCGGTCCCGATGGTCGTTTGGGGGTCAGTGCGTATAACACTGCCGCGGCAGGCGCGTCCGGCGCTGCACCACAGGTGAATATAAACATAGACAGTAACGGGCAGGCATCACAGCAGCAAACCGCGCCTGGTCTGGAGTCGTTTGGTGCTGATATCGGTAATTATGTGGCGAAAAAATACCGTGAGTTGAGGGATAAAGATCTCAGCCAAAACGGTGTGTTAAATCGAGCTATTCGCGGTGGGAGGGGCTAATGGCACAACTTAAAACATTCGGATTCCCATCACGTTATGGTCCAGCGGGGGAGTTTGAACCAGTTGTAAGGGAAGTTCAATTTGGTGATGGTTACAAACAGGTGACCGGTGATGGCATCAACAGCGAGAAGGAAAGCTGGCCATTAACGTTTACCGGCCCCTGGTCATTCATCGGGCCGATCGTGGAGTTTTTGCAGGAGCACAAAGGATATCGTTCATTCCAGTGGCGTAATCCGCTGTACCAGCTGGGGCTCTACGATGCGGGGGCTTTTACCGTCACGCCAACTTTTGCCAATACTCAGGGGCGTAATTACACCCTGACGGTCACATTCACCCGCGCATACCATCCGTAGGAAAAATTATGTCAATCAATGCTGATCTCCAGCTGCTGCGGCCGGGGAGCAAAGTGTATTTGTTCCATGTTGACGGCAGCATGTTCGACGGGCCGGAGCTGTTTTTCCATAACTATCCGATCCCCTACACCGAAGAAGAATTGATAGCCAGCGGCGGAGACCCTGATCAACTCCCGGCAAAATCTATTTGGTGGCAGGGGCAGGAATACAAGCCGTGGCCAGTTGAGGCGACGGGTTTTGAAGTGACCAGCGACGGCAGCGCACCAACACCAACGTTACGTGTGGCCAATCTGGACGGAACCATTTCAGCTATGTGTCTGGCATATCAGAACATGGCACAGGCCAAGGTAATCCGGCACTTTACTTTTTCTCAATATCTTGACGTGCGTAATTTCCCGAATGGCAATGCAGAGGCTGATCCGACCAAGGAAAAGCTGGACGTGTTCTATATCGAGAGCAAGAGCAGCGAGGATAATGAAGTCATTGAGTTCCAGCTTTCTTCGCCGGCAGACCTGCAGGGTATTCAAATCCCCACGCGGCAAATCCATAGCCTGTGCACCTGGTGTATCCGTGGTCAATATCGCGGGGCATCATGTGGATACACAGGAACGCGGTATTTTGATGAAGACGGCAACCCGGTTGACGATCCGTCAAAAGACGTCTGCGGCGGTCTGCTCAGCGATTGCAAAAAACGGTGGGGCGATACCGAACAATTGCCGTTCGGCGGTTTCCCCGGCTCCGCATTGCTGAAGAGGTGAGGATGCGTAAACAAATAATCAGCGCCGTACTGGCGCATGCGGAGGCTGAATATCCGAGGGAGTGTTGTGGGCTGGTGGTGCAGAACGGCCGCCGGCAGCGCTATATCCCCTGTCGGAATCAGGCACTGGAGCCAACCGAACAGTTTAGCCTGGCGCCAGAAGATTATGCCGCCGCTGAGGATGCTGGCACAATCGTTGCGGTTGTTCACAGCCACCCAGATGCAACCACCCAGCCCAGCCAGCTCGATATTGCGCAGTGTGACTTGTCCCAGCTGCCGTGGATCATCGCCAGCTGGCCTGAAGGTGATATCCGGGAGGTAATGCCTACGCAAGGCATCAAGCCGTTGCTGGGCCGCCCTTTTGTGCATGGGTTCTGGGACTGCTACGCCATAATCCGGGATTGGTATCAGCTCGAGCGCGCGATCGCATTGCCGAACTTTAAACGCTCGGATGGCTGGTGGGATCGGGGCGAAAACCTCTACATGAAGTTTTACGCCGAGGCGGGTTTCATGCCAGCGGTGGGCGAGTTGCAGATCGGCGACGTAATCGTTATGCAGGTGCAGGCGCCTGAGCCTAATCACGCTGGCGTCTATCTTGGCGACGGGGTAATGATCCATCACATGTATGGCCAGCTCAGCACGCGGGTTCCCTATGGCGGGTATTGGGCTGAGCGGACTATCACCATTTTGCGTTACAAAGGATGATCTGCTGCTATGATATTGGGATATTCAGCAAAGGGATATCACGATGAAAAAAATAGTAATAATAGCAATGGCTTCTTTTCTTCTATTTGGGTGTATGACGGACCAACTTGCTAAGCAAGAACCTATATTTTCTGGGCAAAGCAATAAAACGCCTCAAAAATATACCCAATGCCTTGCTCCAAAATGGCAGAATCTTAATCCAACCACAAAGATGATTGAAACCGAGACAGGGTATCAACTGTCAGCGGAAAATTCATTAGTTGGTGCTGTTTCTCTTGCTAAAGTAAGCGAAAGTAGCAATGGTGGGAGCCAGATACGCATCTATGCGCAGTCACGCGGTATTGGTGACCCTTGGGGAGTATCGGCGAAGTCATGTCTTTAAATCCTACCCGCTACGGCGGGTTTTTTTATGGGTGAATCATGCCAGTTTTAATTCCAGAAGTTAAGACGATTCGTTTGTATGGCGTATTAGGCGCGACATTTGGTCGTGTACATCGCTTGGCTGTGGATAGCCCTCAAGAAGCCATTAAGGCTTTATGTACAGTAATCCCCGGATTGCAAAAATTCCTTTTGGAAAGTAAAGAACGTGGGCTTACGTATGCCGTATTTGAAGGTCAGAGAAATTTAGATAAGGATGATCTAACACTTTTGGCGAATGGTAATGATATTCGTATTGCACCAGTTATTATTGGTAGTAAAAAGGCTGGTGCTTTTCAAACTATTCTCGGGGCCGTTTTAGTCGTGGTAGGTGTGGTGGTCGGTATCATGACCGGATGGACGGGGATTGGTGGCACAATTGGTTATGGGATGGCAATGTCAGGGGCATCAATGATGCTCGGTGGTGTTGTCCAAATGCTTTCCCCTATGCAGGGTGGGTTGGCATCGAGGCAGGACCCTGATAATAAGCCGTCCTACGCCTTTGGCGGGCCAGTGAACACTATAGCTCAGGGTAATCCAGTGCCGATCCTGTATGGAAAGCGTCGCATTGGTGGCGCCATTATATCCGCTGGTATTTACGCAGAAGACCAGCAGTAAAAAAACAAAAACATGTTAGGCGTCTAAGTTAGAAATGTTTTCATTGCCTTGCACACCCACTTTGATACTATGTCAATGTTTTTTTATTATTTGGGTGCGGGTATGAAACGAATATTTTTAGTTGTTCTATTAATGATAGTCTCAAGTGCTTCTTACGCCGAAACTATGGAAGGGTATGGTAAATCTAAATGGGGAATGACACCGCAACAAGTTGTGATGGCAGAAAGTGGAAGGGCGCGCTTGCTTGAAAAACCAATAAAATATAAGAAAAGCCTTGGGCTAGTCGCAATAGATAGTGTTGAGATTGGTTCAAGTTATTACGAGGTGAATTATCTATTTGATGGTTCGAATAAATTGGTTCAGGTTAATGTTTCTGCAAAAGAAGAAAGAAATCATCTTATCAATGAGGATAATTTTAAAAGTGCGGAGTCTCTTTTAACACAAAAGTATGGGGCTCCAAAGTATAGAGAGGAAGGTGTTAAGTCAATTTGGAACCCAAAAGGGACAACTATTGAATTATCACATTTTTATATAGAGAAAGTAGTTACCAAAGTTACAATAAGGTACTTGCCTGAGGAAACTACAAAAATAGAAACTAATAATATTTAAAAAAGTTAAAATAAAAAAACACCTCGCTTAGGCGGGGTTTTTTTATGACTGGAGAAAAGCATGCACGTCATTGAAGGCCGTAAAGGTGGCAGCAGCAGTCCAAGCACTCCGACTGAATCACCTGACTCTTTGCAATCCACCTCTTATGCAAAAATACTCTTGGCGCTGGGAGAGGGCGAGTTTGGAGGTTCTCTCGATGGCACCCGAATTTATCTCGATGGCACGCCGCTCACGTCGGCTGACGGTACGGACAACTTTCCAGGTGTGAAATGGGAGTTTCGCCCAGGTACACCACATCAGGAATACATCCCCGGCATGCCGGATGTAGAGAATGAAATTACCGTCAGCACTGAATTAACCAGTGAGCGTGACTGGGTTCGAGCGGTGACCAACCCCCAGCTTTCTGCGGTGAGGCTGCGTTTTTCTTGGGCTCAGTTACAGCAGCAGAAAGATAACGGTGACGTAGTAGGGTATCGCATTGAGTATGCGATCGACATTGCCACTGATGGCGGCGCCTATCAAGAGGCTCTACGCACTGCTATTGATGGCAAAACAACGACCAAATATGAACGTAGCCACCGCATCGATCTGCCGGCGGCCACAACCGGGTGGCAAGTGCGTGTCCGTCGCTTAACTCCAAACAGCACCAGTAACCGGGTTGCCGATAAAATGGTTGTGGAAGCCATCACGGAGACGATCGACGCCAAGCTACGTTATCCGGAAACAGCGCTGCTGTTTATCCAGTTCGATGCGAAACAGTTTCCCAACATTCCCCAGGTATCCTGCGAGCCAAAAGGGCGCATCGTCAGGGTGCCATCGAATTATAACCCCGAAACGCGGGAATATACCGGCACATGGGACGGCACGTTTAAAACGGCCTGGACGAATAACCCAGCCTGGATAACCTACGACCTGATGATAAATGACCGGTTCTCGATCGGGACGCGGGTGAAAGCAGAGAACCTCGCGCTGACAAAGTGGGACTTGTACCAAATTGGGCAGTATTGCGATCAACTGGTGCCGGATGGTCGGGGTGGTGACGGAAAAGAACCTCGTTTCCTGTGTGACGTTTACATCCAGTCGCAAGAGGATGCCTGGAACGTGTTACGTGACATAGCGTCGATTTATCGCGGCTCTACCTTCTGGGCAAATAACGGCATGAATGCCCTGGCTGACATGCCAGCAGATGTTAAATACATCTTCACCCGTGCCAACGTTAAAGATGGCAAATTTACCTATGCCAGCGCCAGCGAGAAAACGCATTACAGCACCTGCATGGTGAGCTGGAGTGACCCGGCAAACGGTTATCAGGACGCGATAGAACCAGTCGCAGAACAATCACTAATTCGCCGTTATGGTATCAAACAGGCTGACCTGACGGCGATCGGGTGCATTCGTAAGTCAGAGGGAATTCGCCGTGGAAAATGGTTGCTTCACACCAACGACAAGGATCGCATGGTGTCATTTACTGTGGGTCTTGATGGCAAAGTGCCGTTGCCTGGCTGGATTATCGCAGTCGCCGATGAGATGTTGGCAGGCCGGCCGCTCGGTGGCCGGATCAGTTCTGTGGATGGCCGCAATATCATGCTTGACCGGGTTTCCTCTGCAGCTGTCGGCGAACGTTTGATATTGAACCTGCCAAGCGGTAAGGCTGAGGGACGTACGATTGCAGCGGTATCGGGTAAAACCGTTACGGTCACAACGGCGTATTCTGAAAAGCCGGTTGCCGAGGCTGTGTGGGCGATTGACGCGTCAGACCTCGCGCTGCAGCAGTTCCGTGTTACTGGAATTAAAGAAGGTGATGACGGGGCATCGTTCGATATTACTGCAGTCGAGCATGATCCGAATAAGTACGCAAAAATCGACACTGGCGCGCGGATTGAAGACCCGCCGATCAGCGTTATCCCGCCGGGCGTACAACCGCCACCGACCAATGTTCAGATCGGTGAGTCGTCAGCCATTATTCAAGGGCTGACAGTGGCCACACTGCGCGTTACGTGGGATAGGGCTGAAAGCGCAATCGCATATGAGGCGGAGTGGCGCCGGGACAATGGCAACTGGATACCTGCACCGCGCACGTCAACCCTTGGCTTTGAGGTTTCCGGCATTTATGCCGGCCGCTATCAGGCCCGTGTTCGCGCCATTAACCCGTCCGAAATTTCCAGCGTATGGGCTAATGCGGCAGAAATGGTATTGACTGGCAAACAGGGAGAGCCGCCGGCGTTGGCCAGCTTCACGACGGTAGGCCAGGTGTTCGGCATCGTCTTGAATTGGGAATTCCCGCTCGGGGCCGAGGATACGCAGCGGACTGAAATCTGGTATAGCCAGAACTCAGATGGCAGCAACAAAATGCATCTCGGCGATTATGCCTACCCGCAGCGTAGCCACACGATGACGGGGCTGGCTGCTGGTGTGAATTTCTGGTTCCAGGCGCGCCTGGTGGATAAGCTCGGGAATACTGGTCCGTGGACGAGTTGGGTACAAGGGACATCGAGCGAAGACGCCAGTGAGGTTCTGGATTACCTGAAAGGAAAGATCACCGAAACAGAGCTGGGGGAGGAGTTGCTGGGACCGGTCGAGGATGCCGGAAAGCTGAAGGAGATGTGGTCGGTCAAAGTTGGCAAGACGGTTGACGGGAAGCTATACACCGCTGGGATCGGCGTTGGCGTTGAGAATACCCCTGAAGGGATGCAGAGTCAGGTGCTTATTCTGGCTGACCGGTTCGCGGTTCTGAACACTGCCGATGGTCAGGGTTCGGCTGTATCGGTGCCGTTTGCGATTGAGAACAACCAAGTTTTCATGAACTCGGCCTTTATCAAAGATGCCTCGATAACCACGGCCAAAATTTCACAGGAAATTAGCTCATCAAATTATGTATGGAATGATAACCCTGAGTTGCGGCAAGGATGGGCCATAAATAAAAATGGCTTTGCTACTTTTAGTAATATAGATGTGGTGGGGAATGTTCGCTCAAATTCTGGTTGGTTCAATAATGGAACGATTGGGAATTGTCATATCCTTGAAAATTGCGTGATTGATGGTAAATTATCTGCAGCAAACATTGAGGGTAATTTAGTTCAGGGTAATTCCTACGCCTTTGATATTTACAATACCAATAGTAAAAGAATCGTTCGTTATGATGGAAATCCATTAATGCCAATGCGAGTTTATGGCTATGTTATGGCCGTAATGTCCCGACAACAAAAAACAAAAGTCTTTTTCAATGGAGATGAAGGTTCTTCCGTTGATGGACTATTTATTGCAAGAAATGGAGACACGCCGGGTAGCTATTCATATACCACCATGTTCAGTTTTTCTCGCGATATAGGCAAAGGGGAATCTCTTGATATCAACGTTAATGCTGGCGCATTAAACCAGGGGGGCGGAGAGTCAACGAGTTATCGGGTGATGATATGGGCAACACCGCAAAGTAGTGGATTCTCTGTAGTATAAATTTTATCGGAAATATGACCCGCTTCGGCGGGTTTTTTTACACCTGGAGAAAAAGATGGCTGTGATTATCAGCGGTAAATTAATAGGCCCAAATGGCGACCCGCGACCTGGTGTAACCATTATGCTGACGGCAGTAAGAACGTCATCGGCTGTTGTACAGCTTGCTCCATCCAGCTCCACTACTGGCGTCGATGGCAGCTATTCGTTGTCGGTTGAAGTCGGAACGCACAACGTAATGATTGAGGCGTATGGCCGGCCGTTTGAGAAAGTGGGGCAGATCACGGTTTACGCTGATTCTCAGCCAGGAACCCTGAATGATTTTCTTGTTGCTCCGGGTGCTGACGAGCTGACACCGGCGATCCTCGCCGCAGTCAACGAAATGCGCGACTCTGCAAAAGCGGACGCTGATCGCGCCGAGGCCGCTGCAGAGCGCGCTGAGTCCATTGGGGATAATGAGTACACATTTAAAACCGTTGCTGCGGGTATTGCGGGGACTGTAACTGGACAATATTTTAGGGTTCCGGGTGGCCCTGATGATCTGGCAGCGTTCTATTACTATTTGAACGATAACGGTTCTGCTGTGCAGGTTTCTCAGACTGTTGGTGCGGCCGCGGTTGAAAGGGCTATCGCTGCAGCTGATAAGTCTCTGGCGCTCGGTATGGAACTCGACGCGCGAACAAAAGGGATTGAAAATAAAAAGAAAGTCTATGATGAGGAGGGCGAATTAATTGGTTCCGGCTTTTTTGACAATACAGGCCGTTCACCAATGAATTATACCGCCAGCGGTGCGGTTAACCTCCCTGGCGTCAAAGTGCAGCGTCTTAAAGACGACCCGGAAAAAGAGTGGGTGGGCCGAGGTAATAAGCGCGAATATTTCGCGGGGTCAAAACTTGGTGGCCTGATTATAGGCCGCGTTGAGATTGTCACTATCCCAGGCCCACCCGGTGTTGTGTTATGTGATAAAAACTTCATTCCTTACGCGCGAAGCCCGGGTTACAAAACCGATTTGGATATTCCGGTTATAGGCGGTTCAACTACGCCGCCGATTATCCCGCCTGTTCCATTCCGCCCTTATGACCTGATGGGGTTCGTAGTGAGGGGCAGTCGCTATCGCTTGGTGCTGCGAATCCTGCTGATGATCCGCAACCGGTGAGCACGGAGCAGCGTTACGGTAACAGAGGGTTCAGCACAAATAATAACAGCGGGAGCTCAGACACTGACACGCTGGTGCCGCTTGTTGAAAAGCGTTATCAGCCTGCGGAAGGAACCTGGCCGGCGGCCGAAACCCCGGTTACCGGTGCCACGCATAAATTGGTGGAGATGATCCAGGCCGAAACTGGCCTTTCTTTTGACAAGCAGCCCAGCGCCTACATCGGTTCTGCTCCTGGCACCGGCGGCCAGCCGATCAAGAACCTGATTAAAGGTACGGCGGCGTACAGCCGCATGATCGCCCATGTTACAAACAGTCTACGCCTTGCAGCTGCCGAAGGAAGGACGTTTGCTGAACTGGCTGTTGTGTGGATGCAGGGAGAATCAGATTATCGTGATGAGACGTCACGAGCGGAATATCTTGCCGTTTACTTGCAGTACATCGCTGATTCACTGGCCGACAAGAAATCGATAACTGGCCAGCTGTTTGACCCCATTTTTATCAGTTATCAGCTCAGCACACACCGCGCCTACCGACGCCGCGATCCACTGATTGCGCTGGCGCTGCGTGATGCCGCAATGCTGGGTAAAACCGAAATTGCTTACCCTGGTTACATCGGTGACTACTACGGCTCAGATCACATCCACGGCATGCCTGAAACGTACTACATGTTTTCCCAGTACACGGGGCGGATGATCTACAAAAAACGTAAGGACATGCTGGACGGCGTGACGCGGATGCATCGCCTGGACGTGATCGATGAGATTCGGCAGGGCATTTTCACCATGCTTTATTTCAACGTACCGACCCCGCCGCTGGTCTTTGATACCGAATGGGTGGCGCCGGCTGAAAACATGGGGTTCTACATCCGTGACCAATTTTCGCTTGATGTAGTCGAGATAATCACATCCGTCGATATTGCTGGCCCTGACCGCGTGCGTATCACGACATCGCGGCCGTTGCTCAGCAATGAAATCGTTACGTATGGGTGGGGGAAAGCGGGCGATCCGATGACAAACGGCAGACAAACAGGCCCGCGCGGAAATCTGCGTGATAGCGAAGGGGATTTGCCGGGGGAGAGCTACACCGACGGCGCAGGTGTTCTGCGCAAGTTGCACAACTGGTGCGTAATTTTTTAATAGGTGAGTAAATGACCACGATAATTCGAGATTTGGATACCGACCTGAGCGATTCGGGCTTGCCACCACTGTACGAGCCGTTTGCGTCAGTAGCAGGGTTAATTGCTGGTTGGCGCTTTGGTGAGGGTTTCACTGATTTGTCGGGCAACAGGCATGTGATTAAAGAAATCGGCACACCTTCGGTGGGTGAGTTCTATATCCGAGGTGATAAAAATAACGGTTTTATAACTGACGTACCTGATGGGCAACAGCGGACGTTGATCGCCGTTCATCGCCATTCTGCCGATGTGAACTCGTTCGGCTATCCAGTCAGCAGCATTACCCAGCAAACCTCCACGACAGGTGTAGGGCTTGCAATTAGCGATGTTTCGTCTGCATCAGTCCATCGCCGCTCATTGAATGTCGGAGGCCAGGCATATAACCAGCCATTGTATGGCGTCGCCGGAGGGCCAAGCGAGGCCGTTCAAAGCCGTAATAAATTTGCATTCACTGCCATAACGGTGGATGGGGCTGGAAATACTGCAGGGTTATATGTGCCATCGGCTAGCCAAAACCTGATACCCGCGACTATTGCTGAAGGGGTGAATTTGGCTAACAGGATAATCACTGAGCCGGGCGGAGTCAGCTATTACCGACTGATCGCGTGGCGTAGCCCAACGATCCCTTCGACTGGAGTTGAATCTGGCTTGGATTTGGCGGAGGTGCTGTTTTATGACAGGGCTCTGTCGCTTGAGGAGCTGCAGATTCAGTATGGCCGTTCGCAGCGATACTTCAAAAACAGTTTTGGTGAACTGATTTGACGGTCGGGCCGGGAGGGAACCCGGCCTAATACAGCCAGCGCCCAGCCTTGGCTGACTCAATGAGCATGCTAACAGTGAAGGGCTGAGGTTTATGACGGTCGGATCTGAGGCGTTCAGGGAGGATTCGGTTTGGAAGAAATGGCAGCACTACTTGTGGAAAATAACGGCGCCAATGTATCCCGCTACAATCTACATGGAAGGTTTCTGCGTATTTATCCATCATTTCATATATGTCTTCAGGAACGGTGGCATGTTCACCGATGTTCAGTGGTGAATCAGTACCCACTTCGCTGCGTAGCTCATCCTGCACAAACTTCAGCACTTCCGTCTCGACGTCTCTCACAACCGGTCTCCAGGCTTAGCGATTAAGTTGTAATGGCGAATGCTATTGACGGTTATCATTGTGACATCATATGCGGTTATGGCCACACCGATCCAAGGTATCCACCGACCAATCAAACCTCCGAGGCTTGTGGTTTTGGCCCAACCCCCACCTAACATTGTTTTCCATGTGGGGGATTTCCACCGGGTACTCAGTTTATACGTGATAATTTTTCTTAGAGTGAGGGATAAGGGGCTGGTACCTGCGGTGGCCGTTCTCGGTTTTCCCGGCACTGGAATGAAATTGATACCGCCAATAATGGAGGCCAATGCGTAGAGGTCTTTTACGCCAAGCTGTTTCTCCGCTTCATCTACTGTGATCCAGAAAGCCAACTCACCGGCGGAAAGGTTAAGCATTCCTTTATAGAAATATCCATTTAGTTGTTCAACCGTATCCATCACTTTTCCTTGTCAATTGGCATGGCTGTAACATAGCCAACCATGCCCAAGGTTTCAACGCGTTTCACAATGATTTTAGTCGTGACTCCCATTGTTCAATAATCTCGCGCTTTTCCCTAAGGTAGTCGTATCGGTCGTAGTGTTTTGAAGACACACCTGGTTTTTTATGGTTTTGCAACCGATCTCGCATCTCGGCACTGACACCCATATCACCAGCGAGCGTTTTAAATGTTCGGCGAATATCTCTGGGAGTAAATTTTTCAAAACCAGTTTTCAGGCAGAACTTCCTCAACTGCTTACTATATTCTGCCGAAAGCAAGTGGCCTTCAGCCGTGGCGGCTGGGAATAGGAAAGTTGAATCAGGGTATCGCTTTTCTTGTAACTTGAGGATCTCAATTGCGCTTTTACTCAGTGGTATCACATGATAGTCGCTGTTCTTCGAAATGTGCGGCGGTACGGTTAGGGTTTTACCTTTCTTGTCCCAGTTGTCTCTGGTGTTGGTCATGATCTCCCATGGCCGCTGCCCGGCGGTGTGAATGCATAATTGCAGGAGTTGTGCGAAGTCGGGGTTAATGGGGCATGCTTCTGGGGAAACCTGGAGCATGTGCAGTAGCTCGCTGATCTCGTCCCAACTCAAAAAACGGTCGAGAGCTTTATCGGCTCCGCGCTGAGAAGGAACGACGGTTACCGGGTTCCTATTCATGCCGTAAATTATCTTCCCGTCTATCTTTGCTGGATCGTTGTCTGAGAACAACCCAAAATTGAAGACGGCGTGCAGGTTTGACCTGACTTTGTTTGCGCCGGCACTAGCTCCTCTCGTGATGAATTCAGCGAGAACTTTTTTAATGTGGTCAGGTGTGATGTCTTTTGCTGGAGTGGAAGGCTCGATATGCTTGCTGGCCAGCACCTGGTTTAGGCGGTTCTGGGTTTTGTCATATGAGCGCTTATCACGTTTTTTCTGATCGGCAATATAATCATCAAAAAGCTGCTGTACCGTTGCGTGCTCAGCGATAGCCTTTTCTGGAGATGAGATATTGGCGGCTGCAGTTAAAGCTTTTGCTGTGGCTTCTGCGAGGGATAGGGTAGGATAATCACCCAGAGAGAGGAACTTTCTATCGCCATCCTTATGGTATTTGTACACAAAAACTTTGCGCCCTGAAGGATAGATCTTCAAGCCCAAACGTCCTGTACCTCTGGTCGCTGATGCCTGCCAAACATAGTAAGCCTGTGCCTTTGGCTTGATCCCTTTTATCTTGCTATCTGTGAGTAGTATTCCAGCCATTACGGGTGCTCTTACGGGTGTCGTAGTGTAGAAATACTATGATATGGCATGAAATCAAACAACATATAAAATTCGTTGTAAAACAAAATGTTGAAATTCAATGAAACCGGGCGATATTAAATAAAACAATAAGTTATCGCCCTTCTAAGCCGTAGGTCACAGGTTCGAGCCCTGTAGGGCGTACCATTAATATTCAACGACTTACATCACTCACCCAAGCTTCTCAATTTCAACATGGGACAGATTTGGGACCGAGCCTCCAAAAATCGTATCTATCTGCCTTGCATGCTCAGTTAGCCAAGGAAGTTGCATATATAGAGGTATGCTTTCTCGAAGCTGTACCATCAAGCGATGCAACAAAATGACCCGCCGCTGAGCGGGTTTTTTCGCTATGACAATGGCGGTTTTTTTGCTGCATAGGGTTGCAATGTGCGACAATTTGTCGCATTGTAATGACGTTACCGACATACAACCCCTATATATAGTGTTTACATACTGAGTGAGGCACCTATGGCTATCAGCATACGGCTAGACGACGACTTCGTCAGCGATGCTAAAGTTTACGCTGAAGCTGCGAGTAGAAGCATTCCGAAGCAGATTGAGCACTGGGCAAGAATTGGCCGTATAGCCGAGGACAACCCTGACCTGCCATTCAGTTTCATCAGCGAAGCCTTGATAGCTCACAGCGAAGTCGTGAACAACAAGGTAACCAGATATGTCAGAAGGACAGGACGAAAAAGAAGTTGATGTTTATCAGAGTCGCCGTTTCGAAAAGGCTCTTGATAAACTCCCTGAAAAGTTGCAAGAAATCGTTGAAGATGAAATCGACACGATAATTGCAAACCCTGAAATCGGCGAACAGAAGAAAGGCGATTTGTCATTTCTTCGAGTTCACAAATTTCAGATGAACAATCGTTTAACCCTTCTGGGTTACACTTGGATAGAAGACAAACTTGAGCTTTACCTCTTGTGCGTAGGGCCACATGAAAACTTCTACCAGGACCAAAAGACTCACCGCAAAGCTGATTTAAAGCTTATCGGATGACGATTTCAAAGCCTCGGATTAACTCCGGGGCTTTTTTTTTAGTTTAATGTTTGTGAGGTGGGCGGCGGAAAGGGTGAGGTAACACCCCGTCCGCCAGGTGCTCATGTCAATGGCCACAAGAGAGCCTTTGCCCGTGCGGCTAACCGCAGGACGAGTCAAAACCGAGTGAAGAAGGTACGACTCCTTCTGGGGCTGCCATATTTCCTATGGGACTTGAAGACCTCAGCAGAGGTCGCGCCCGGGAGGGCGTGTTGATTGTAAAGAAGTATCAATGTGTATTGTGTGGTTATTAATGATGCACTAGAATGCGCCCCGCAAACCGCCATTAGCTCAGCAGGAAGAGCAACGACCGTTAAGTTGTAGGTACGGGGTTCGAGGCCCCGATGGCGGACCAAAGCCGACTTAGCTCAGTAGGTAGAGCAACTGACTTGTAATCAGTAGGTCACCAGTTCGATTCCGGTAGTCGGCACCAATTGCGGTCATCGTATAATGGCTATTACCTCAGCCTTCCAAGCTGATGATGCGGGTTCGATTCCCGCTGGCCGCTCCAATGCCGTAATGCAGGGTGTACTTTTTGTTTGGGGCCCCAACTCCCCGAGCAGCAGACTGCGGAATACGCCCTATGTTGTGGCATTGAATTGACAGCCGGGAAAGACCGGCAACCATTTTGAGCCCGGGCCTAATCGTCGGGGGCTTGCCTCAGCTATTTGGGCTGATGATTCGGTTGCGATCCCCATTGAATGCACCAGAGTAAACGCATGGACACTCGCCTGTTTTTTGTAGAGGATGATGTCGGGTCAACTCAGAGGTGAGTGTTCAGCCGTTTGCTTTGGATTTTATCGTTATTACATATCAGAAGGGCACATTCATCTTGATACGCACTATCGAATCCTTCACCTGGGATTTTGAGTGTGTCCCTCTGATGTGAAGTGACTGCCGGGAAAGGCCGGTTCTACTTTAAACTTTCCAATACAGTGAAATTCAATGAGTATTATTTCCATTAGACGCTGGTGGCATATTCGAACGCTTAGGCGACAGTGGAAAGCGGATCGGGCTTTGCGGAAAGCAGCCATTGAAAAAGGCTGGCATGGTGTACTAGAGGTGTTTCATGTTGAAAGAAGCTATCAGGATATCAAACGTGGGGCGTGCCGTGTCACGTCTAACTAAAGACTCCCATGTAGTGCATATTACAGCTCTATTTTGAGGTAGCGCATAAATCTATCATGAGCTACCCTTTTTTTGGGGCTCGCGAGTACTTGGCGTTCGCAGAAGTGCGCCGGTATGCTCCATTACAAAGCCGTGTTGTTAATCAAAGCCCCGGCCTAACCGCTGGGGCTTTCATATAAAGAGAATGCCATCCACAAAAAATGCTGCCAGCAGGAATGCCAAAGCACAAGTTGTGAGCAGTATCACAATCCATTCTTTCATTACGCTGTACCCATATCACTCCAGCACCAGTGTAAAGATTAAATTATAGTGTATACTTTTCCCTGATTGACTTGGGATGGATCTTATCCAATAGCTGTCAGAGTTAACCGAGTGAATCTTTGATTCTACCAGAACGCCCATTATCTGGAGAGTTACGTCACTTTCGCCCCAAGCACGAAGACTGGGGCGTTTTTTTATTTTTAATTTCAATACTTACAAAGCGAGAATTCGCGTCAACTACAGGCTGCCATTGAGCGGCCTTTACTTATTGTAAGGGGCAAATATATGGACAAGAATGAGCCGTACTTTTTCAACCCGGGCTGGAGCAGTGAACAGATTGATGATTGGCTAAATCTATAGCCCACTACAGGTCGATTTGGAAAACGTGGAGTAGATTGGCTTCTGGCGAAATCAATCCATGCGATCTTGAGTTGCATGTCGAGGTTTGCCACCTATCCGCCTCTGTCGACCTAACCGGCATGCCGCAATCTGGCTGACAAAAAACCGGCCAGAAGGCCGGTTGCAATGATGACGATGAGGAATGCGTCGTAGGTCGGTCTCGTGATGGTTAAATCCGCTCGAACTGCAACACTGCAAAGATGCTTGGCTGCGAGGACTGAATGGCGCGTAAGGTAAAACCCGTTGCAATCAGGGTGACTGGAGTCATGGTGCTATCCGCGACCTCGATACCGGTTGTACTCACGTATACCAGAGCCTGGCCATGGACCGAGTCCGATGGCGACTTGATGGTAACGCGGTACAGATTGCGCACATTATGGGGAGCACTCGCACCTTCTTCGTCATTCTTATACGCAAAGGTGCGCACATTCGCGACGACGGCATTATTTAACGTCACTTTGCGGCTATCGACCCGAAGGCGGCTGCTGCCGATGTCCAAATCTTTCGTCAGAATAACCCGGTCTTGCGTAGCCTCAAGCAGGTTGCCGAGATACACATCCTCCAAAATGGTGGAGGTTCCTTTACTGCGGATTCGCAGCCCATTGATAATGGTGGTATATGCAGTTGCAGAGTTGTACCAACGTAGGGTCGAGGTGTTGAACAGGCCGCCAACGATGCCCCCGCAGTAAGACAGCTGAATGTCGCATTTGCCGAATGGGCAGCCGGTAAATCCGTGGATGACGTCAGGATAAAAGTTATCCGTTGCGGGGCGCCGCACCGCCGTTACGGTCGCCGAGTATTCACCCATGGTAATGGTGTCGCCGACGCTGAAGCCGGTGGGATTGGTTTTGTCGGATACGTTCACAGGCTCAATGCAAATAACCCGGGCCGTATTGCCGGAGTAAATGTAATAGTCCAGCAACTCACGCGAGTTTACGCCATTGCTGAACGATTGCTCCCGTACCACTGAGGCATTGAATGGGGTATCAATCGTGTATTCGCACAGGAATCGGCCGTTGAAGTCAGTCCCGATGCCTTGACTGGAGAAGTATTGCGCACCGTTAAAGAGTTGGATGGCGCCATACAGACAGCCCTGAATAAAACCACCGTATAATGTGTGGCCTTCAGCGATGAAAGTGTTATTGGCGCGACGAATACGCACGCCAAAATAACCGCACGCGGCATAAGCGATGCGGATAGTGTTATCTGCCGAGTTATACAGATTGGATTTGGTGTTCTCGTAGACGCCGCAGAAATCACGCGCGCGACCAACTTCGAAATAACAGCTGCCGCAGCCCTTGCCTTTTAGCTGGAACAGGCTTGCGCGTTTATCTCTGCCACTGAAATAACCAATGATAGTACGCAGGCCCACCTGCGAGCCGCAAGAGTGTTCTCCGACAATAATGGCGCCGTCTGCTTCTTTCCAACTGGCTGGGGTTTGCCAGCATGTGCTGACAATCAGGCCACCGAGAGAAAGCTCAAAACCTTCTGTCATATCATCTATGTGGATAGGTCTTGAGACTGAATAAATACCTTTGCCAAATACTTTCGAGATCCTGTTCACTCGGGCATAGTTAATAGCGGCCTGAATCGCCTTCACATTACACTCAGCCGCTTCGTCATGCGAATTTTGTAATTCAGCAGAAATAGCACCAAACATTTCCGGCGTTATAAAGCCCATGATTTCGCTGATAAATTGTGCGACGTTCGCTCGCAGCTGCGCCGGGTCGTATTGCAAGAGGTTTGGATAGTAGAATTGCCGCACGCCGGCGGCGTCGTACACGGCCACACTGTGCTCCTCAAGGGTCACAAACCTGCCAATCTGATCGTTATAAACCGGGTAGCCGCCGGCATTGATGTTCAATGGTTGTGGGACGGGGGCCATGGTACCGTCGGTATTTTCCAGATATACCTGAATCTGGTTCCCCGCAATGATCGGGTCGGTATTAACTCTCCCGATATAAATCTTTCCGTTAGCGGCGGTGGTAAATGAGCTGGCTAATGTAAAAAGCGAACGCGGCATTGAGACAGCGATATTGGCGTTAACAGTAGACAT